GCAGGTAGCCGACTGGTTTGTTGGCGACTGCCATGCGTGGAACCCTATGCGCCCGGGTCGATCGGGCCTGGCACCGCCGTTCGCCGGAGCGTCAACAAGACAGGCTGCGGTCGGACGGCCTCAGTAGCCGGCAAGCCAAGTCGCGGTGACGCCGACGGGGGCGGGAGGCCAATGCGCGTCGCTGGCGTAGGTCATGTCGCCGGCCGCGATGAGGGCTTCGCGCGCGTCGATCATGGTGCCCTCCCAGGTATTGATGGCGTCGAGCAGGACGGCATCGCCAGCCTCAACGTCGGTCAGCACCTGGCCGAGACGGACCTTATTCAGCAACGCCGTCGCCTCCCGCTGCAGGGAGGCCTGCTTCAGGGCGTCGCCGAGCGCCGCGGTAATCCGGCGTGCGTACTCGGCGCGGATGTTCGCCGTGATCTGGGCGGCCGTGGGGGTGGGCACGGCCGGCGCGGCGTAGGTCACGCCGTCGCCGTTCAGCGTGTCGCCGATGTTGCCACCGATGGGACCAAGCATCTGCCCGGCCGGTGGCGTCCACGTCGACTCAGGGTCGATCATGACGAGGTTGACGACTTTGCGGGTCGCCGAATCGACAAGCGGGGTTGCAACTGCGGTCATGATGGTCCTCAGCTCAGCTCAATAAACATGATCGCGCCAGGCGCGCCGTTACCGCCGGTCTGCGGCCCGGTCCCAGCATCGCAGCCACCGCCGCCTGCTCCGTATTGAAGGGCGGCTCCGCCCGGTAAGGTCGTCGGGGTCGTCGTTACGTTCACACCGAGGCCAGCAGCTCCAAGCGGGCTTGGGCCGCCGTTACCGCCGTGGTCATAGCCGGATGAATCGCCCGGGTTGCCGTTGAAGGCCCATGTGCCGCCCGTGGGTGTGCCGCCGAGTCCGCCTTGACCGTTGTTGTTGACACCGGTGCTTTGAGCGGCCTGGCCACCGAGGCCACCGCCAGCCGTGAAATAGGAGCCGAAGGACGTCGCGCCGCCATTGCCGCCGTTCGCACCACTAGATGCTGCGCCGCCTGCGCCGATCGTGACGGACACGCTCGAGACGCCGGTCAAGGACATCTTATGAATAATGAAGGCGCCAGCGCCGCCGCCCGCGCCGGTGCCGTTGGCGGGTGAACCGCCGCCGGCAGCGCCTCCGCCGACCGCAAGGGCGATCAGCGTGGTTGCGCCCGCCGTTGGCGTATAAGCACCGGACGAGGTTACGAGCGAGATATTGAGCAGACGGCCGCTCGCACTGACGTTCGCGGGCAGCGTCTCGACGAGCTGCAGGTTGGTGCCGTCGTATGAAAACACACCGATTTCTCCAGCTGCGGCGTCCCCGCTCTGGATCGGGCTGCCGTCTGGGCGTTTGATGTTGATGCTGCCGAGGCCGTTGAGGTTAGCCGTCGCCGCGCCCGTGAAACCGTTGGCAAGCTTAATGCGAAGAAGCTTACCGGCGATCGCGGCATAGGATGCCGGCGCGATTGAGAAACTCGCGACGACGGCATTGGCCGTACCGCTGGTGTCGACGGCATAGTAGTCGACGACCGAGGCTGGCGCCGCGGCCCACGGCAGCAGCACAAAGGCCGTCAACGCGTTTGAGTAGCGCAGCACGGTCGGCCGGCCGGCGGCAAACTCGCCGCCCGTCAGCGCCGCGTTGGCGTAGGTTTTGACCGGCGTCACGCCGAGCCCGAACGGGTTGACGGTCACCGCGCCCGTATTGGCATTGGCCGGAGAATACGACAGGAGCATGCCGTCAAACAGCGCCGGCGCAACGGGAAGGTCCCCGTCCTCTCCGACGACGTGAGCGTTGGCCGTTCCGCTATCGACGCCGGCAAACACCACGGGCCGCAGCGCGTTGGCGTTGGCCCACGGTGGCAGCACCCAGGCGCCGCCAGAAATAATCGACGGCGACCAGTAGAGCGCGGTCGGACCGTTGGCCTGGAATTCTCCGCCGATGAGAGCGGCGCCGGCGGGCGTCACGATCGGCTTGATGCCGAGGCCGGCGACGTTGGCTGTGCTGGCCGACGTGTTGCCATGGCCCGCCACGAAATACGCCCACATGCCGGCAAACAGCGCCTTGGGAGGCACCACGCTGCCCAGAAGCGGCGAGAGGACATAGGCGTTGGCCGCGCCTGTATCCTGGTAGCCGACACCGGCCGACGCCGCTCGCGCCAGCGCCTCGGCGATCATCTCCATGTTGGGATCGGTCGTGGTGCGCGGATCGGTCGGGTAGGTCGTCAGCGTGATGCCCATCGAGATGATCGCATTCATCATCTCGGGGACGTAATCGTCGAACTCGGCCGCGAGGTGCATGCCGGCGAGCGAGGCGCCGCTATTGGCAACCTTGGACGGGAACGAATACATGCTAGAGGACCTTTCCGCTTGAGCCGCAGGTGAGCCAGCCATTCCCGACCGGGTCGGCATTCCAGACGACGACCACGTTGGCCGGTTTCACGCGGTTGATCAGGCACATGAATGTCTGACAGGCCGATGAGGTCGTCGGGAACGCATAATCGTTGGTGTAATCGAAGCCGGCTTCCCCGCACCCCGACGTGATGTCGATGTAAACCCGGAAGCGCCCGCGCTTGGGAAAGTCGAAGAAGTACGAATCGAGACACGCATCAAACAGCGCAGGTTGTTGGACGTACCAGCCCGGGACGATCGAGATCGTCAGCCCGAACAGAGACGCCAGATCGTGCCAGTCCCGTGCCGTAGTCCAGCGCTTCTTCTTCAGCCGCCACACGACCCAGGCCCGGCGCTGCTCGATCGTATCGACGCGCGGCAGACACGGATCAGGCAGCGAGACCGCGCGCTCCCAATCGGAAATCAGTTCGTTGGTCGTGTAGGGGTTGAGTTCGAGCGCGAGAGCACACAGCGCCACCGACGCGTCGGTGAAGGCTTGAGAGATCCCCGACCACAGCAAATTGGCGGTCTTGCCGGTGATGCGGTAGGCGTCCCAGGCTGGCCCCGTCGGCAGATGGCGCAGCAGCACGCGCAGCGCCTGCCCGGCCCAGGGCTGATATTGATGGCAGGAGGTATCGGTCATCAGACGAAGCTCACCGAGAGCAGCGTCGGCAGTTCATTGGACGCCATGACGGTGTCGGTCGTCGGCGCCGCAAACGAGAAGGATTGCAGCACCGCGCCCGTCACCGGGTCGACGAGCCCCTTGATCGCGCACTGCAGATCGAGCAGCGCCACCGTCGTCTCATAATTGGCGTTCTCGCCGAACCATTGGACAAAGGCGCTGTTGACCGCGGCCCGCATCGCGGTGCTGTCGGGCACGATGTGGACTTGAATCGCGATGGGGTGCGGCACCGGAGACATGACCATCACGTCCTCGGGCGCCGTGTTGGCCGTCATCGTCTCGGCGACGATCAGGGACTTGACCGCGGCGACCTCGGCGGCGGTCGGAAAGATGTTGCCGTCGTTGTCGCGTACAAACGCGATCTTGACCTGACCCTCGTAGACGCCGTTGGCGCCGTCGAGCGTCGCCTCTTTCACCCAGACCCGTGTAACGCCGGGAACGGTGCCGGCGATCAGTCTGATTTCGGGGGCCGAAAACGCGCCGTAATCGGTGCCCAGCGCATCCAGCACGCGGGTGCGAAAGGCGTCGGGAAGCTCCGGGTCGGTGCCGCCCTCGATCCCGCCGAAGGTCGCAAGCGCGGTCGTGTCGACGCCGGTGGGAGATCCGACCACGGTCAGGGTGCCACCGTTGCTGACGTTGGTGGCGCTTCCCAGCGATTGGGCGGTGACCGACGCCGAGGCCCACGTCGCCGAAACCCGTGCGCCGGTCGCGGGCGACGCCGTGGGGGCCGCATTCGGGGTATAGGAAAAATCGTTGTCGTCGGTGACAACGATCGGGAACGACCCGTTGTAATTGGACTCGCTCGCCCCGCTGATCGCAACCGTCATGCCCGTCGCCAGCAGATGGTCCTGCGCCGTGGTGGCGAACACGGTGTTCGAGGGCGCGTTGTAGATCAGGTTTGACAGCACCAGCGACTGAGTGACGATGGCGCTCGCGCTGTCGGTCAGGAACGTGATGCCGTTGGCCTGCAGGGTCGTGCCGGAGGGAATAGCCGTGCCCGGGGTCCCCGTGAACGCGACGATGCCTAAGCTGGGGGCCGCCGGGTTCGGCTTCAGGTTGGTGATATCACACCACCACCCGGTGGTGAGGAAGTCGCCGGTCGCGGTCTGGGGAAAGAACTGGCGGCACGCATCGCGCAGCGCGACATACCAGTCCTGCAGCGCCGACCCGACGCTCTTGATCCAGCCGCCGACCATCGAGCGGCGCGCGGGCGTAGGGTCGAGGTTCGGCAGCGTGCCGCGCACGTAGGTCGCGAGCGAGTTGTAAACGTCCTCGCGCGAAGGAATGGAGAGCGGCATCAAGCCTCCGAAAGAGAACGAGGGTCGGTCAGTTCGAGCCCAAAAGGCCGGAACCCGAGGCTTTCCAGAGCTGGTATGACTTGCGCGATCCGTCCACGGCGTCGGTGACGGTGACGGTGATCACGACGCGCCGCGTTTGGGGATCGTAGGCGAGGACCGCATCCATCTGGGTCGCGAGGCCATCCTCGATGAGCCAGTGCAGCGAAGACAGGACCTCCATCCGCAGCAAAGCCAGGACGTCGGGCGTGCCGCGGCGCTGCTCGTAGAGCCACAGGCCCGACCCGTAGTTGTCGGCGGGAACCTCCGACAACAGGTTGCCGATCCAGCCGCGCCGCTTCATCGGGTCGGCACATTCAGACGACTCGGCCCGGCGATCGGAGAACAGGGAACACAGCAGCGGCGTTTGCAGGCCGGAGACCGTCGTCAGATCGCGAGAGGTCGCGTCGATGACGAGATCGTAGATGCCGTCGGACCCGCGCGCCATGGCGACGTCGGTGAAGGGGCCTGTGGTCATGGTCAGATGATCGCAAACACTTTGGTGCTCGGTCCGGCGGTCGTCAGGACCGCCGCGCCATTGAGCCCGGCCAGATTGACGACGCCGCCCGCCAGCACGTTGTTGTCAGCCCCGGATTGAGTCTCGACCTTGCCATGCGCTGTCGCCGTGACGTCGCCGTTGGGCGAGGCGATCGCGGTATGGCCTTCGTCGTCCTGGTGGATGGTCTGGCCGTGCTTGTAGTTCTTGTGCATGGTCTCGCCGGGCTTCTTGCCGTCGGTGCGCTGCGCCGGCGCCGGGAAAGCGAAGCCCATGATTTTGCCGTCGGCATCGTCGAGCGGGATGCACAGCACGCGCCAGCCCTTCATGGGCGCGCCTTCCATGCCGGAGCCGTTGATGATCTCGACGTCGTGCTGCTTGCCGTCGGCGGTGACCTTGGTCAACATGGAGATGCCCTTGTCCGAGCTCTCCTCGCTGACAAACCCATGAAATGCCCCCCGGACTTTCATTGCAGCCGTTCCCCCTCAATTTCCACTGTCAACGTCGACCTCGGTATCGGGATCATTGATGCCCATCTCCTGCGGGCTGACGGGTTCATGCGTGGTGTTGGACTCACCCAGCGGTCCGCTTGATGTCCGCTGCGGTCCCCCGCCGCGGCTCGCCTGGTCGGTGAACCCGTCCTCGAGCGTGAATTTCAACTGCGTGCTGGCACCGTGGGTCGCGCCGGCCTCTTTCTGGAACTCGACTTCCTTCAGAAGCAGGTCGGCGTTGATGTTCCAGGCCCAGTCGTAGACCGGCACCAGATTGCCGGGCCACCACAGCGTCGCGCCGTCAGAGGTCGTGAAGCCTGGCACCGTGCACACGTACTCGTTGGACTTGGCCCGCATGCTGTTCTGGTGCCACTTGGCGCTCTCTTTGGGCGAGGATCCCGAATGGGCCTCGCCGCCGCGCATATGACGCCGGCGCTCAGGCCGAACACTGGTGTCGCTGGCGACCCCGTAGCGCGAGGAGAGGGCCGCGCCCTGCCCTTGCGGTTCGCCCTTGCCGAGCTTTTCCCAGCCACGGTCGGTCGAACTCTTCTGGCCTGCCACCGCCGTCGTGTTGTGGCGGTTGAAATCGTCGATTCCGAACTGGCTCTTCTTGACGTTGTTCGTCGGGTCGTCGGGCAGCCCGCACCGGATATAGGCGCCCGCCAGCCGTCGCCCCTGGTTCTGGTCGATGACCAGGTTGCCAAGTCCGTCGGTCGTCAGCACCGAATGGCGCTTAGCGGCCCACTTCTCGAGGAATTCAAGCCCGCGCGCGTTGATGGGCGCGGAGACCTTTTCGGCGAGCCCGAATGGCGCAGAGCCTACCCGGTCGATCACCTTGATGGAGCCGAGCCCCATGGCCGACAGCGTTTGGCTCGCGACCGCCGACATCGTGGTCGGCGGGGTTACATCCAGCTTCGGACCGATGGTGCTGTCGATCAGGTCCTGGGTCTTGTCGCGGATCTGGGCCTGAATGACGTGGGTCTTGTCGTCGTGCTCGCCCCAGATGCGGTGCACGTGACCGGTCAGGACGGGCCTCTTGGCGCAGATGACCTGGACCACGTCGCCGATCTTGACCGGCAGCGGCACGCCCGGCTGCGGGCTCATCCTGAGCGTGCAATCGCCGGTGGCCCTGTCGAACGCCTGGGTGATCTGGAAGTGGGTCCAGCCGGTGAACGCCTGGCCGTTGAGCAGGACGATCGCCGAGGTGTCCGGGACGGTCAGGGCCATTGCCGTCAGTTCCTGAGCACGTCGACCGGCCCGCTATAGAGCAGAGGCGTCTTGCCATCGTTGAGAGAGACGAGCAGTTCGGTGTTGGCGTCGCTGTCGTAAAGCATGTAGGCGAGGACCGAGGCCGGCAGGTCGTGGACCGACAGAGATATGATCGACGGCAACGTGACCTGATCCTGGTGCAGGACCTCGATCGTCTCCGACAGAAGCGTGGTCAGGTCGTTACGCTGACCGGTCTCCATGTCGCACAGGCTGGTCGCCTCATAGGCCGCAACGACGGCCTGGATATCCGCGGTCACCTGTTCGGCAGTTTGATAGGTCTTGCCAGCGACCGCCTCGCACAGATTGACGTAGGATGTCACCGTCAGCGCGGTGCCAAGCGCCGTCAGGACTTGCTGGCGGCGGGCGAGATCGACGGTCGAGGGCGTGATGGCCGCAGCCGACGATGCCACCGCCGCCGCCGCGGCAACCTGCGACACCGCCCCATTATAAAGTGCGGTCTGGGACACGGTGGCAGCGTCAAAGGGCGACCGCAGCAGCGTTTGCAGGCTGGCGGCAAACGCGGCCGGGTTGACCGTGATCAGCTGGGGCTGCTGCAGGAGCGCGCCGGCTGCCACCTGGACGCCGGCGACGTTGGAGAAGGCGCTAAGCGCCGTCGAAACGATCGAGGAGATCGCGCCGGAAACGACCGAGAGCGTCATGCCCCCGAGCGAGAACGGGTTCGGGAATTGAGCTATGAAGGCGTTGAAGGCCGCGGTGATGTCGAGGGCGGCCAGCCCTGAGATGGACGCGGCGATGCCCGACACCAGGCCGGGCCAGCTTGGCGGTCCGGTCTCGTGGGCCTCGACCTCGAATTTGATGATCCCGATCGACTCGTCGGAATGCTTGGTCGAAATCTTGCCGATCTGAACGAAGCGGCGCCCGTGGGTCGGATGGACCAGAATGCCGGGGCCCGGCATCTGGAACGCGCCTTCGAGCGCCCGCATTTGCGAGAGCGCGTCGGGGCCGGCAACCCAGGCCTCGAATTTGAAATCCGCGACCGCGAGACCGTTGTCCTCGACATAGCGCGTGTTGCTGTCGGGATAGGTGTGGATGACGGCATGACGGCCGGTCTCGACCGATCCGTGCGGCACATAGAACGGCACGCCCCGGAAGGAGGCGGGGAGCAGTTCCTGGAGGGCGGCCATCGGCTTAGGACTTGTCCATCAGATGCGCGTGGCGCGCGGCCTGAGCCGCGGCCTGGTTGTGCGCGTTGGCAAAGCCGCGGCCTCCGTCGTGAACGCCGGCCCCAGCGCCGTGGTGTCCGTGCCCGCTGTGACCGTGGGCCACGCCGTGGGCGTGATGGGCGGCCGCAGTCGCCGCCATGGCGAACGCACTGCCCGAGCCGTGACCCGAGCCGGCAGCGCCTGCGGGATGGTGACCAGTATGGCCAGTGTGGTGACCAGAATGGCCGCCGTGGCTGTGGCCGTGACCATGATGGGCGCCCGGATGCCAGCTGGCGTGGTGGCCGTGCTTGCTCATGTCAGGCTGCCTTGTTCCGGAACTTGATCACCTTGTCCTGGGACGCCTTGGCGCGGGGCGTGCGCTTGGCAGGCTTCAGCGCCGCGGCGATGTCCACCACGGTGATCTCGCCGCCGGTATAGATGTCCCGCAGGCTGGCGATCTCGACGGCCCGCTGGACCGACGCGCCCGCCAGCACCGCGCCCGTAGCAAAGTCCTGCCCGGTTCCCATCGCGAACGGAAACTCCACAGGGTCGGGGCGGCGCACCTCTGTTGCGTAGTACGTCCCGCGCATCGGAGCCTCAAGCACCAACATGGTCGCCGCGAATTTATCATCGACAACGGGGTATGTGGCTGGATCGGCGCCGGCGTGGTGCCACGCGATCAGGGCTTCTCTTATGGCGGTCCCACCACAGAACGCATAAACCCGGCCATGGCGAACGAGGATCTTCTGAGAGCGGGTCCGCGTGATTTCGCTCCCGCTCGTAGATTGGCCATCGGCTGCGATCGAGAGCCCGTCGGTGACAATCGTGGTCATGGGAACCGTCTCACTTTGTCGGATTGGGCGCCGCGGATTCACCGCGGTCGGCGTTCGATTTGTTCTGAACCGCGCCCGTCACTGGCACGCTGCCGGAGGCCATGCCCGAAGCATCGACCTTGAAGGTAATGGATCCGTTCACGGTACCCGTCAGCGGCGCGACCGTAACATCGACCTTTTGCGGCGTCGCGGCCCCACCCGCCTGCTGCCCCGGCGCGTCGGTGCCGAACTTGACGACGGGCCGCGGCCCCTGGTTTGGCAGCAAGGCTCCCTTAACGGCGTCGCCGATGTATTTTCCAATCGCCTCAAAGGGCTTCGTTATGGCCGCGATGATGTTTTTGTCGCTGAAGGTGGCCGACAGGTTCTTGTCGGTGAAGAAGTCGTTGTAGGGCGCCGCGGGGCCTTTGTGCGTGCCTCGCCGTAGGGCGTGAAGGTGGCCCCACATTGGGTTACCGTAGCTCGTCTGGTAGTCCAGCAAGCGACCGACGTCGAAACCCTCCCTCTGGCCGGTAAGGGGGTTCCTGAGGACGCGGGCATAGTCGACGGCATCATTGCCGAAGCGTACCTTGCGAGTGTCGAGACCGAGCTGGTAGCGCATGTTCGACCGCAAGCCGCTCGAGCGGTCGAGGTGATCGAGGTATTTATCCCAGCTGGCGTAACTGCTCCCACCGCCGCCCGGTGGCTTGAGATCGTTGCCGACGGGCTTCAGCGCATTCAAGAATTTCAACGAGAAGAAGCGGTACTTCAGGCCGACCTCGATCGCGTTGCCGATGTCGGTCGATATCTTATCGATCCAGTCCAGCCCCTTCATGATCCACTGGCCAGCGGTCCTGACGCCGTGGCCTACCGATTCAAGTGATCCCTTGGGGTCCTTGATCAGGTTGTCGAGGCCGTGCCACGCCAGCTCGCTGACGACGAAACCAAGAACGCCACCCAGCATGGCCACACGCCGAGCGGTCTGGCCGACGCGCTTCGCGTACATGCCCCAGGTCGCAAGATGCTCGAAATCGTGGCCTTCGCCCAACAAGTGCATACTGCGGTGGAGGCGGTGCATGCGGGACTCTCCCGCGATCCCGCCCATGCCCATCTTGCCGCCGTGACCGCCGCCAGCGCCGCCCAGCGGGCCCATCAGGTAGCGCAGGAAGCGGTAACCGGCATATCCACCGGCCGCAGCAGAGGCATATCCGCCGTAGCGGTCCCAGCCCTTCGTCACCATGCCGCCGAGGCCAGAGAGGCCGCCGCCAAGCCCGCCGAGTGACGTTGGCGCGCTGGTCACGGCGTTGGCGAGGAAGTCCATGCCGGTCCCCATCAGGGAGCCCGCGGCCCGGCCGAGATCGGATTGGGCAATCTCCTTGCCGGCGTCGGACAGGTACTTGAGGAAGCCAGGCAACGGCGTCGACGTCATCAAGAAGTTGCTGAGGTCGGCAAACCCGCTGCGCAGCGATTGGGCGGCGCCCGAGCCCTGAACCGAGGTCCACAGCCCCTGGGCACCGCCCCAGGCGCTCGTCATCAGGTCGGCAAACCCATGCAGCGTGCCTTGCGGGTCGGAGAGCAGAGGCGTCAGGGCCGCAATCGCGACGCCACCGAGGACGAGCGGAACCATGCCGCCCATGAGGCGCCCGAGCAGACTGCGACCACCACCGGCCGCGGCAGCACCTCCTGCAGCGCCCAGTCCAAGCCCGATGCCGCCCCCGCTGAACGGGTTCAAGAGACCGATACCGCCGCGGAGCGCCGCGATGCCGAAGCCAGTCGCGGCCAGGCCGGAGAGACCGGCGAGACCGCCTATCCCCATCACGGTGCCCTTGCCGAACATCTCCTTGATCCGCGGGTGCTTGTCGAGGAACCCGCCAAGCGCGGTCGACACGTAATTAAACGCATCGCCCAGCTGGTTCATGCTGGCGATGTACTGCGGCATCATTGGAGTGCCGATGGTCGCCTTCAGATTAGACCACTGGGCGGCGACGGAAGTCTCGGCGCCCTCCTTGGTCTCACCGGCCAGGAAGCGTTTGCCGTCGGCGTAAGCCTCCATGATCCGCTTGACGTCGGCCATGGCTTTGACGTGCTTGTCGAAATTGTGTTCGTTGAAGAACATATCACTGAACAGGCCGGAGGTGCTCCGGTTCGGGAACATCGCGGCCAGATCGCCCGGCACATACGCCCGCAATAGCTTGCGGCCGAGCTCCGTATTCATATCCAGATGACGGGCCTTGGCGATGTGGTCGAGAATCATCTCTTCCGCTTTGCGCGGATCGACGTTGTAGGCATCGCGCAATGCATTGGGGAGGTGCGCGCCCTTGCCTTTGCCTTCGAGCAGGCCGAACTTCGCGAGCGCTTCCTTCTGCTTGCCGCGCAGCAACACGGCGCCGTTCATGGTGTTGTAAGTCGTCATGAGACGCTGGCCGGTCTGCATACCGCCGCGCTCTTGAATCATCGCCGGCAGGAAGCCGAAGCGGAACTCGTCGCTCATCCCGTAGAACGAGGCGCCCGCGTACTTCTGCATGGCGAGGTAGTCAGAAATCTTCGCCTGATCGCCATAGAGCGCCTTCATGGAGATCATGCCCTTGAGATAGCGCTCGACCTCCCCTTTGCGCTTCGCCGGGTCCATCTCATTGAGAGCGCCCTGCATTTCCGCCGACTTGACGCCGGCATAGGCCTCACGCAGCCATCCGGCACCCTTGCCGGCGTGCGTGCCACCCTGGAACGCCTTCAGAAACGACCCGAACCGGGTCATCATCTCGACGTTTCCCAGCGACGATTCCGCGTCGCCGAAGATGCTGACGCCTTCGTACATTTGCTCTAGCACGTCGCCGCGCGACATGTTGCGGTACTTAGCCGACAATCCGCTCGCCTGACTGACGGCCCGGCGCGTCTGAGCATCGTTGAAGCCGGCGAAGCCCATCTTTTGCTGCGCCATATACTCGTTGTTCGAGGTGTCGAGGAAGTGACCAAGACCGCTCTGCAGGTGGGTTGCCAGCTCATAGCCACCGAACGCCAGCATGCCGTTGCGCATCACGTTCTGGCGGGCGCGTTGGCGCGAGTCCTCGCGGGCCTGCAACCTCCCCAAAGCGGCGTGCGCCTCTTCGAGGGTCTTGACCTGCCGGGCGGCCTTTTCTCCGGCAGCCCCATAGGCCTGCAATTGGCGGGTGGCCGACTGCAAGGCCGGGTCGATCGACTTAACAGACGTATGCAGACGGCTGGCTCCTGCCGCGCCTTTGGCCATGGCCTTATCGACGGCATCAGCCGCCTTGCCCATCTGGTGGATGGCTTTCTCGGCTTTCAACGCCGACGCGCCGATCTTGTTGGCGTTGCCGGAGAACTTATCGATCAGCTCGAAAATGAAGTCGACGACGTGCTGGGACATTGACGTGAAATCTCCCCTCAGCGTCCGCCGGTTTTGAGCTTATCGAGTTCGTTCAGGAAGTCGTTGGCCGTGAGCAGCTCGGGCAGCGCCAGGGACAGCGCCCGATCCAGGCTCAAAGCTCCGTTACTTCGGAAGGCTGAGAGGTGGGCGATTCGGTTCCAGTCGTCGAAGCTGACTTCGACGGCGCAACCCCCGTTAAGAAAAAATCGGCGAAGCCGGCCAGAATGATGTTGATCGCCTCCATGCCGCCGGCCTGGTCGATGGCATTCCATTCGCCGTCGTTGAGGGCCGAGCCGGTCCTGCCGCCCTCAGCGTCGCCGACAAAGGCAAGCCGCGGATTGCCGGTCAGGACCTTCTTCAGCCAGTCCCAGAACTCGGGGAACCGATCGGGGCCAAGCCCGGTCGCGAAGTAGTCCATGACGCGATCGGCCATCTCGACCTCGGTCTCGGGCGGAAGCTCCTCGGCCTCGACCACGCCAGCCTGAGCGGCATCGGCTGCCATCGCCTTGCGGGCGCGCATCATGGTCTCGATCGCCTCGGGCTTCATGGCCGAGAACGCGATGGCCTGTTCGCGCTGGAACGTGGCGCTGGCGGCCTTGGCAAAGCCGATCATCCGGCTGTGGATGGCGAAGTGCGCCAAAGAGGGCGCGCACACCGTGACGGCGTGTTCGGTCAAGAACGTGGCCTGACCGCCAGGCGCCTTGGCGGTGTAGCGGAACTCGCACGGCAGGATCAGGACCTTGCGGCCCTTCTGGACCGGAGCCGCGTGTCCCGACACGGCTCCGCTTTGGTTCGATGGATGTGACATGGGTAGTCCCCCTTAGTGGTGTTAACGTTTAAGCGACGTAGCGCGCGTCCCACGCGACCGTGATATTGCCGTTGGCCTTGAGGCCAGCGTTCATGTCGCCTTTGAGGTAGCACTGGTCAAAGGCCCACGAAGACCCCGACGCCTGGTCGACGATCTGGATCGTCTCCTGGCCGCCGTTGTTGGCGTTGTTGATCCAGGCACGGCAGATGCCGATCATCTCGGGCGTGTTGGCGACCTCGAACTTGACGCCGCACACGAGCTTGGAGGCGTCGATGCCGTTGACGAGGGCGATCGAGCCGCCGCCGTTGGACACCGCGCGCGGCGTCGAGCCGTTGCCGAGGCCCCACTCCGCCGAGTTGGGGATGATCGGAATGGTGACGCCCGACACGAGCACTGACGGCGTAGAGACTTCCCGGGTCTGACTGATGGTGGCCATTGCGACGGTTCCTGGATTGGGGCGAAAAAGGCGGGGTTGCTAAAGCGGTGAGCGGACCGGAGCGAGCGGCCTCGGCCTACCCGCTCCCTGTCCTGGCCTTACGAGGACGAGCCGACCGTGAAGGTGTACTGGATGACGCCGTTGATCTGGCCGAGCTGGCTGACCATCGGGACCACCATCGAGATCGCAGCGAGCCGCTGTGACGGCGTCAGCGTGATGACGAGGCTCTGCTCGAACGCGGTCCGCGCCGCCTGGCCTTCGACCGTCAGCGCCATCTGGGTCAGCTGTTGATAGAGCAGCTGGCAGAAGGAGAAGATGGTCTGCTGGTTGGTCATGTCAAACCCGCCGACGATGTCACCGGTGGTGAGACGGGTCTGGGCGAAGCGCTTCTGGCAGTTCTCCTGGAAGAACTCCCGGATCATGCCGTGCGTGTCGCGCCACTCGAGATACTTCCAAGTCTGGTCGGGATTGCCCGCGGCATCGTTGAGCCAGGTCGTCACGATCTGGCCGGCGATCACGCTATTGCCGAAGCGGTTGTCGCCGATGACCGAGACGCCAGAGGCCTCGAGCTCCACCTGTTCGTCGTAGGTATGGCCGGTGCCGGCGAGGCCAGGAGCCACGCCGATCAGCGGCGTGTTGAAGTAGGGCAGCGACGCGGTGCTCGGGCCGCCGACCTGGTCGTTTGGGGCGTTGGTGACGACCACGCTCGAAATATCGGCGCCGAGCGAAAGGCGCAGATCGCGGGCCGCAGCAAACTTGGCTGCGATCACGTCGGGGGCTTCGGGCAGGTAGGGGCCGAGCCAACGGTTCGCCATCGCCGTCGGCTGGTTGTTGAGGACGACGATCTCCGAGCTGTTGAGCCCGAGAGCGGTTGCCATCACCGTCGAGAACGGCTGATTGAGATAGACGAAACCACGCCCATCCATCACGTTGTTGGCGACGTTCTTGCGCGGGTTCAGGAAGCCTGAGAGCGACCCCAGCGTATAGCTGTTGGGCCACACGATGGTCTGATACCGGGTCGAGGCGACCGGATCCCACAGCGAGGTCAGCGAGGGGTTGGTGGCGCCGCCGGCCCAGCCGGTCAGCGTGACCGTGAGGCCAGGCACCTTGCCCTGGACCGCCAGCAACCAATCATTGGCGCCGAGGCCCTTGTTGGCCGCGGTCAAGGTGACCGTCTGCAGACCGCTGATGACGCTCGAAGCGGCAGTGAACGGCATGTAGAGATCGGCGGCGATGGCCGCCATCAGAGCGGCGGCAACGACGCTCGGGGTATCGCCGATGTTGACGTCGACCTCGTACGTGTGGTTCTGCTGGCTGACCACCGAGAAATACAAAATGCCGGCAGCCGTTGCGGTGCCGGCGATCCCGACCGCCGCGGCTGCCAAGGTGCCACCGCTGGCGTCCGACAAGGGAAGTGCATCGACCTGGGTGACGGTGTTGACCTCGCGGTAAGCCATCGCGATCTGGGCCAGGTGCGAGTTCGCACCGAAGGCCGCGGCGATATCGGCAAACGTGCGCGGCACGTTGGCGAAGAGGGCGCCGGGCGTGGCCGAGCCCGTCGTCATCTGACCAATCAGCAGGGCGCGCTGGTTCTCCGGGCCGATGGTCGAATCGACGGTTACGAGATCGAACGTCGTGCGCGGATTGGCGACGTACTGCTGAGAATACTGAGTTGCCTGTGCCATGGATTAGGAGCCTTTCACGGTCGAGGTCGCGGCCGGCGCCGCCGTTGCGGGAGCTGCAGACGAGGTCGCAGCGGGAACGGGTGTCGGGGTCGCCGGGGAGGCGCCGACAACAACCACGGCGCCGATGCCGTAGAGGTTTTCGTCGGCGAGACGACGCCGCCAATTCTGATCAAGCGGGATGCCGTCGGCATCGACCGCGACAGTGAACTCAGCTCCGGGGCGCTTGCCGTGAATCGGCGTGGACCCCGCGATGCGGAGCCTGATCGTCTGATTGGTCATGGCGGTGGGGTTCCTTGGGCAGGGTGGACTTAAACGAAGGGCACGGTGGCGGTGAGCGGCTCGCTGTCGAGCGTGTCGTGATAAATGCCGGGCGAGAACGTGAGCCCGCGGAAGGCGACCGACCCTGTCGGTGCGACCGGACCATCGGGCGACGCCGCGCTGGCCCCGCCGAGCGATCCAGGACCATCCCCGGACGGCGGGGTCATCGGCACTTCCGGAAGCGCGGTGATCTCGAAGGGCAGGATCGAATCCCACTGGTGCAACTGAACCGGGGCCTCGACCGAAAACCCGTGCCAGTAGGTGGCGTAGTCGTACTCGCCCATGGTCTGGCCGTGCTGAACCAGGGTGTGGACGTAAGTGTCGCCGGCAAAGAACTCCGCGCGCGGCACCTTGAGACCGTCGAAGGTGCGCAGCATCGCGGCCAGCACTTCGCCGTTGGCCAGATCGGACGGGCGGGCGCCGCTGGTCGATTTGGCGGCCGGCAACGCCACGTAGAGGTTATAGCCGTCGAGCAGCAGGCGACGGTAATCCGAGCCTGCGGTACGCTCGATCAGCGCGTCGGTCTGGGCCCGGCGGTCTTTGGAGAGCTGCATCGTCAGCCACGGGCAGATGAACAGCCACGACTTGCCCATCAAGGCATTGGTCTGGCTGGTCGCGCCGGGGGCAAACCCGCGCGTGTAGAGGTTCTTGGCGACGTCGAAATTGATGGCGCCGGCGACGCGCACGTCGCTGACCGCAACCGGATTGGGCACCGTATAGGACCGCGCCACATCTGGCGGGGTCGGGAAGGTCGCGGTCGTGGTGCCGGTCGCCGTGACCTTATGCCAGCCGACGATGCCCTGCTCTAGCCGCTCGATCAGGGCTTCGGCGCCGGTCATCGTAATTGGTCCGGCGGTCAGGCCGACATTTGACGGCACCAGCACCGTGAAGGTGTTAGGACCGTCGACCGAGACGAGCTGCTTCATGCCGTTGACGGCACCGACCGCAAACCCGGAAAGCTTGGCGAACAGATTCCAATTCAGCGTCAGGTCGTGCCCGTAGGCGGTCGTGATCTGCACGAGCAGGCCCTGGGACACCGCGACGGCCGTCGCGGCGGTAATCGCGTTGGGCGTACCAGCGTCGACGATGGAGATCGCCTTCGGCTGACCGATCGGGATGCCATGGGGCGCTGACCACGTGAGCGTGACCAAGCCACCCGTCACCACGGTCATGAGCGACAGGTTGACCGGTTCGGAGAACAGCCGGGTCAGCGCCGGCAGCCGGACCGTCGCGTGTGCGACCAGGGGGGACACTCTCATCTCACGACACCATGCGCCAGACCCAGGATCCCATGATGGCCTCGACCTGGCCTTCGGTGTCGCGGATGGCGCCGCCGACGGTCGGCCTGGCGCCCATTTTGGAGGTTCCGAACTCGACGTAGCCGGCGTGCGGCGCCGTCGCCCAGATCGCGATACGCATCAGAGAGTTGGAACCACCGATCGAGCCCATCATGCTGCCCGACTGGTTGGCGGCATACTCGCCGGCGGATGAGGACTGATTGGGCAAGCGCGGATACTGGCGACCCGAATGGGGGCCCTCGATCATGCCCTGTCGCGCGCGGTTGGTGATCAGGATCACGGCCTCGTTGCCGCCGCCCAGGATCGCGCGCTGAAAGTTGGCCTTGAGGTTCAGCAACACGCGGTTGGCATCGGCTTCGCCGCGCACCATGAAGCCCATGACCCACCCCCTACAGCAGAACGATCAGAACCAACGCCAAGATGGTCAGCAGCGCGACGCCTGCGATGTCCGCGGTCGGGCTCGTGCGGGCCCACGCCAGCGGATCGGGGCGCTCGGGGTCCATGCGGCCTACCTGTCGACCGGCTTATCGGCGGCGCCGACGAGCGCACAGCGCAGACGCATCCAGCGCCGGCCCTCGTTGATCGTATCGACCGCGAGAATGGTATAGAGCGTGCCGAGGCTGTCCTGGACGCGGTCGCGGATATCGACGGGCAAGCTCGTGAAGCGGATGATGAAGGTGTGGCTGGCCTTGGCGCCACCGAGCGCGACGGTATCGAATTCACTGACACCGTTGTGCGTTTGGCAGGCGGCCCGGGTCGTCAGAAACGGCGTGTAGACGTGGTCGATCTCTTCGCAACCGAGGGACGTCGGCATGACGATGGCGCGGCGCATCAGCTGGATCGACCAGCGCATATCGCCGAGCTTGGGGGCCTTGGCCATGGCTTAGTGTCCTTTGGCCTTCCGGGCCGCCTGGGCGGCGTCACGGTTGGTCTTGTTCTGAAAGCCGCGGCCGTGGTCGACGCCGTTGCCGGGCGCCTTCGGAGCAAGCTTGGCCGCGGCGTGCGTCGCTGCGATCGCCGGGATAGCGCTGGCGGCGTCCCGTTGGTCGAGAGTCGCTGATACCCGTGCGCTATGCTCGCGCAGCGCATGTGCGGCGCTGATCTCGCTGGAGGCCTGGCGGATATGCTCAGCGCCGAAGCCAAGCAGGCTACCACCTCCCAGGACGCCGGAGACCGGCATATGGGTCGCGATCCCGAGCCCGGTCACGCCGAGGCCGAGAGCGGTCTGCACCACGCCCGTCACGGCTTCGCCGTCGGCGGCGCGTTCATGCGCGCTGGCAAGGCTGCCGGCGGTCGCAGCGAATGCGTTGGTCGGGACCGGCGAAGCCCCATGAATGAAATCGTGCACGCCGCTGGCGACCCGCTCAGACACGGCAGACGCCAGGTTGCTGATCGATTCGGCAACACCGCCGACGGTCGCGAGGGCCGCTTTGCCGAGATGTTCGGCGGTCTCAAGACCGGACGAGAGCGTGTGCTTGGCGTGCGCGTCTGAGGCGGCAGCGGCCATGTCGGCTTCGCCGGGGCGCATCTGCGCTGCGACGGGAACGTGTCCGGCAAAGCCAAGCGCGGGAGAGGCGCCGCGGCCGGATGCGATCAACGCATCGTGGGCAGCCGCCTTGCCCATGCTCTCGTCGGCATGATCCGCGAACCGGCGCGCGAATCGGTCGTCGAGCACGGCTTCCTTGCGGTAGCTGCGGTCGCCGGTCGCGCGGAACTGATCGAGCGCCTCGGCCCGCTCCTGGCGCGTTTTGAACGCGAGCGCGTGACTATCTTCGGCGGCGGCCTCGCGATAACGGCGCTGCAGGGTTTTCATGGGGTCGCGTCCTGCCTTTAAAAGTACGTCTGGACGAGCCGGTAGGAGGCGAGCAGCGCCCGGGCACCGGCCGGGATGACGCTGGCGCCGCCCGCATGGGTCTGACCCCACACCGTATTGTCGAGGTGGCCGCCGCCGCCGCCATCGCCACGGCTGGCGTCCAGGGCGGCTACCGTCATGGCGAGCGCGTGCATGAGATCGGGCGGGATGATCGGATTGCTGTCGCTATCGAGCGGCCAGCCGGTCGTCACCATGACGCGCCAGGCGTCGCGGCGTTGGGCGGCGCATGGCCATTGGGCCGTGGCGGCGAGACGGATCAACCCGCGTCTTTGGGCGTAATCCTCAACGAGATAGGTCGACGGGTCGAGCGTCGTGGATACGCCCGAGATCGGATCGACATATTGGATGCCGACGACGTCGAGGAAGGGGCGCTTGGCAATCACGGTGCCGTGCGTGAGACGCGGGGCGGTGCCGAGCCAGGTCGCGGGCTCGATCGACATCTGCAGATAGGTCTCGATCGCGGCCTGGGCGACGGTGATCAGCTGCTCGGTTTCAGCGTCCCAGAACGTATCTTCGAGCGGCCGGTTGATGAAGGTCTTGACAAAGGCCAGCAGCGCCGGGATCGCCGAGACCACCTGCGGCTCCGACACCTTGGTCCACTGCCAGACAGGCTGGCGGTCGATGTTGGAGGGCGAGCCGCGGTCGCCGTAACCTGAGCCGTAACCGAACATCACAGAGCCTTCCTGACAGTCAGATCATGGCGATGCGCGGTCACCGTCTTGCCGTCGGCGCGCACGACCGGCCAGGCGGCCTTGTAGGCATAGGCCGCGCGGCCGGGGACATCGCCGGCGGCGCTCCCGGTGGCGCTCGCCTGAATGAGCGCCGCGTGCGCGGCTGCCGCCATCTGGAAACCGGGATCGCCCGAGCCACGCTCGGCTGGTTGGGCCGGCGCCGGATCGGGTGCAGCCATCGCCGTGCGTGCAAGGGAGACGACACCGCTCGCGGCAGTTTGGACGAGATCGCCGGCCCCGCTCGCGACCCGATCGGCGACCGACGGGGAAAGGTCTCCCGTGATGTCATCCTGTTGGCGGTGGAACAGGGCTGCAGCTCCATACCCGACCGCGGCGGCAACAAGCGCGGCAGGCACCTTGGTCACGCCAGGGGCAACCCGGAGTGCGGTCTTGGCCGCGGTCAGAGCGGCGGCGGTCGCAGCCCCCGTTTCCTCGGCGCGACCGATCTGGATGTCACGGGCGACGTTATCGGGGCGCGAGACGTTTTCGCTGGCAGGGGCAAAGACGCCTTTGCCGTCGTCGGTCCGTCCCAGCGGGCGCGGCAGGCCCGCCCAGGCGGCAATGGTATTTGCGAACGTGTTGGAGTTCTGCAGCAGCGGATTGTACTGGTGCTGCTCGCGGTCGATCTGGCTCGCAGCCTCGAGGACGGTCTGGAATTTGCGCGAGAGATCGTCGCCTTCGGCGAGCGTCAGGGTCGGGCGATCCACGCCACCGTGGGCCATGTCGAAGGCATGATCGCCGCGGCCATCGCGGACCGCGGCCTTGAGGGCTCCGTAATCGCTCCGGTCGGGCGGCAACAGTGCGTGCCAGACCGTCGCCGGCGTCAGGGGCGCGCCCTTTTCGGGGGCGGCCTCGACGACGTGCCAGAACACCGGGTTGCCGCGTTCATCGCGCCGCACGTAGTTGATCGCGGTGTGGTGCGCAGCCGTCTCGCCGACCGACACGTAACTCGCAAAGATGGTGTCGTGCGTCTTGCCCACAGGCGCGGGCAGGTGCTCCACCTGCCGCGCGAGGGTGTCGAGATCCTGACCCATAGCCGTCCGATCCTCTAAGACCGTTAGGCCGACTGCGGGGCCTTGATGCGCGCCTGGTAGGCGGCGATCTCTTTCTGGGTATGCTCCTTGCCGGTCTTGTCGTAGGTAACGCGCTCTGCCGGCTGCTTGCGGTTGCCGTTGTTGTCGCCGTCTCCGGGAGCCGAGGCGCCGGTTGCCGGACCTGGCCGGCCCGGAGGCGCGCCTGCGTGGCCGGCCGTACCACCGTTCTGCGGCGAGACGGACCCGCGCACCGCATCGGCGCTGCCCTGGAGCAGAGCGGCCCCCCAATGGCCGGCGGCGTTGGCATAACCAGCCGCCGCGTGTTTCACACTGTCGACACCCGCAGCGAACGCGTTGCCACCAGCTTCGATTCGGTCATAGACCGAGCGATCGCCGGGGCTCATCTGGTTGGGCGGCGTCGTGATGATGTTGCGGGCGGTCGCAGCCGCGTCGCCAATGGCCTTGCCGGCCGAGCTGACGGCATCGCCGGCGCGCTCCATCAAGGTCGGCTCGTGCGTGGTGAGGCCGACCGCATCGGTTGCCGAGCGCACCGCGCCGCCCACCCGCTCATAGAGCGACGGGTCGTGCTTGAGCCCGGTCGCACGCGCTGCAGAATCGAGCGCCGAACCGGCGTACTGAGACAGGGCGTCGAGACCGTGAGAAATCGTATTATCGTCGGCCATGGGGCGTGGTCTCCATCACTTCGATTTGGCGTTGAGAGCGAGCGTCGCGGCGTTGTCGTTCTGAGCCGCGACCGTATCCTTGGAGATCGTCGCGGCCCGCACGTTGGCCTTGACGCGGACCGAGCGGGCTTGATAGGCGGCGATCTCGGCGTGGGTGTGCGCTTTGCCAGTCTTGTAGGTGACGCGCTCCTTGGCTTCGGCGGTCATTTTCGGCGACTGTCCGGTGACCTTGCCGACCGCGCGCTCGCCACGTACGCTGGCGATCTCGGCGTCAAACTTGCCCTTGATGCGGCCGATCTCGGCGCGTGACGCCGCCCGGCCGACCCGGGCCGCGGTATCGTGCCCCGCCGCAATGACGCGGCCGGCGCCGCGAACCTCGGCGATCGCCACCTCGCCCTTGGCGTTGACCCGGGCCACGGCCGCACCGGACCGGGCCTCCGTTGCCTTGATGGACCCTTTACTCTGGGCCACCGCAGCCGGACCACCGCCGCGCTTGCCCTCACGCGTCAGGCGGTTGTCGGCCGCCGTCAACTTGGCCTGATCAGTCGCCTTGACGCGGGGACGCGTCGAACGAGCGGCAATGGCGCCTTTCAGCGAGGTCAGGCCGTAGCCCATACCGAAGGCGCCCTCGGTCTTGAAGACGGTTGCCAGCGGATCGTGGCGACCATCCTTGGCGGCCTCGTGCTCGCGGTACTCGCCGAAGGCATACATGCCGGCGCCATGGGCGAGGCCGACGGCGGGGAGCGCATAGGCATCACTGACCGCAACGGCGGGGGCTGCCTTGGCGGCAGCGGCGGACGAAACCGCGGCCGCGGCCTTGTCGCCGGCAACCGTGCCCTTGATGACGCCGCGCGGGTTGCTCTTGACGATTTCGCCGGCCGTCTTGGCGGCGCTCGCGATGCCCTTCTCGGCGACCGCAGCGGTCTCCCGGGCGGTCTCGACCGTGCTCTTGCCGATGTAATGGCCGACGACGAGACCGGCGGCGAGCGCGCCCGCCGAACGGTAAAGCTGGGACGTCGCCTCGTTCGCTTCGCGCTCGTCGGTGTCGACGCGGGCGCGCTCGCCCGTCAGCTTCTCGAGTTCCTTGCCGATCCGGTCGTAATCGGATTCGATGACCTTGCCGGTGCTGGGATCGCGACGGATGCCGCCGCCATGCTTGAAGGCCTCATTGCGCCGCGTGCTCAAGTCGCTGATCTGCTTGTCGAGGACCTGTCGCTGCTGGTCGAACTGATCGGGCGCCTTGGGCTTGCCGTCGCCAAACACCGCGGTCTCGAACGCGCCGAGCGCCTTGTTCGCGATCTGACCCAGCGTGTCGGTCACGCCGGACTGAGCCGCTGGGGCGGGAGCGGCCGCTGCGGGTGCGGCCGGGGAGGCGTCGACCTTGGAGGTCGGGCCGATGTGCTTGCCGGTTATGGCCTCGTACTTCTCCTCGGCGAGCAGCGCCCGGCGCTCTTGCGCGTTGCGCTCCGCAGTCGATCCGGCCTTCTCCATCTGCTTGCGGCTGTTTTCGGAGATCTTCTTAAAGACCTCGGGGTCGCCACCCGCGCCATTCTTCTCGGCAAGCTCCTTCTGACGCTCCGCAATCGTCGGGGTGCGATCAGCGGCCAGGATCAGCTTGGCGCCGCCGTTCGCGCTATCGTCGGACACCGGGCTCGCGGCCGGCGGCGGCGTAAAGTCTGGGAAGTAGCCAATCGATCCCGCGGCCGCACCGGCGACAACATCGCCAGGCTTGCCGGACTGCAAAGCGGCGCGGGCGGCGCCGACGAGCGCGAGGGTAGCCGTCGCGGCCATGCCGATCGGCCCCAGCATCTTGGCGCCGGCGGCAACGGCGGGGACCACCTTGGCCGAGACCGCGAGCGTACCGACCACGGCCGCGTTGGTCGCAGCACCGATGCCGGCGCCGGTGGCGAGGTCTTTGGCCTTGTCGGTCGCAGAGTAGGTCATGGCGGGATGATCCTGCTACTTGGATTTGCGGGCGAGAACCTTGTTGGCCTTGGCGTCGATCGTGGCCGCTTCCGAGGGGCTGAGATTGCCCTTCTCGACTTCTTGCGTCGCGCGCGCCTTGGCGCTGGCGGCTCGTGCCGGGGTATCGACGGGGTAGGACCGATCCGGTCCGGCGAAAGCGCTGGCGGGGAGAGCGTCGCGGGTCTTGGCTGTAAGCTTGCTCATCGGGGTCTCACTTCTTGCGCTTGCTGGGCTTGCCAGCGTCGGCGTCCTGAGCGGCGTCAGAGCCAGCACCCTGCGGCTCAGAGGCAGCTGCGGCCTGGGCGGCGGCCAGAGCTTCCGCGTCGGCGGCGGCCTGGGCTGCCTGAGCCTTGGCCTTGGCTGCCTCGTGTTCGGCCATCAAGACGTCGAGCCGGTGCAGGGCGTCGGTCATGGTCGCGAACTGGCCGATATAACCGGCCCGCTTCAGGTCGATGAAATGGGCGGCATCCTCGGCGCGGCTGAAAGCGACCACGTCGCCGGGCTTGACGTCGACCGGGTTGTGATCGACGCACCAGCGTCCGGTCTCGAATGACTGAATGTAGTGCTTCGCCATGGCGTCCTCGGAGGATAAGAGGTCCAGGCGGCGGAGATGAAGGTCCGCCGCCTGGAGGTTGAGGTCTGCTCAGCGATCAGCTGGCGAAGGCCGGGACCACGTCGAGCTGCTCGACGATGGCCGTGATCTGGCCGGTCTGGGCGCCACCGGCGTTGAACGCGGCGCGGAGGTACCTGGCCTTGGAGACCGTGCCGGCGTGGAACACCGTGCTGGTCAGGGCCAGATTGGCCGGCAGCGGAACGATGGACGTTGCCGGGTCGGCCGGAGCGGTCCAGGTCGATCCGTCAACGCTCTCCTGGATCACCCAGCTTACGGCGCTGTAGGCAGCCGCGGCCGAGATGTTGGCAACGAAAACCAACGCCTTACCGGCGGCCGATGTGGCCTGGAGAGCGTCGCAGTCGATGGTGGAGGTGAAATGCGTACCGTCCATGGTGACGCCGGCGGCAGTGCCGGCAAGCGGGACCATGTACGACGCGCGGTCGTATTCCATGCTCATTGGGATTGGCTCCGGGGAAAAGGAGGAAGGGGAAAGGGGGAATAGGAGCCGGCCGGGGCCGGCTCCCGCTGTTGGAAACGCGCGTCAGCGCGCTTCGCTTACTGGATCTTGAGGTACTGGATCGCCTCGGGCATGATCACCTTGCCGGTCGACCAGCGACGGAAGATGTAGTTGATGACCGCCGAGGTGGCCGAGGTCAGGTCGTCACGGATGACATTCATGCCAACCGTGTCGTAGATCTCGTAGCCGCGGTGCCAGTCGGCATAGACGATCGGCACGGCGTTCGAGCCGGCCGAGGCCGAATCCATGTCGATGAACTTGTCGACGTAGGGCTCGCCCCAGATGGTCGCCGGAGCGCCATTGGCGGCCGGTGCCCACAGGTAGTTGCCGATCGTGTCCTTCAGCTTGCGCAGGGTCGCCAGCGTCTGACGGTTGAAGCCCAGAACGCCCATATAGCCGGACTTCATGTTGCCGATCAGGGTTGCCACGTCATCGAAGGAGATGACGCCGCTCGCGGCCGAGATGGTCGGAACGATGCGCGAATCCTTCAGGATACCCTGCGGCTGACCGTCGCCGGAGCCCTTCAGGAACATGATGCCTTCCTTCTTGGCGAAGGTCTCGCCGGCGTCGGAGGCAATCTCGGCTTCCATGTTGACGGCCGCCGACATCAGCTGATCCATCGACATGCGCACGAGCGCGGTCTGGCGGAACGTGGTGACGTTGACGAGGCCGTACTGGCTGCCGGTCTCGACGGCAGGCTGAGCCTCACCCTCATACCAGCTGTCCATCAGCACGTTGCGGACGCCGACCGACATGGTCTTGCCGGGCAGCACGCGGACACGGGCCAAAGCGCGGACCGGGTCGATTTCCGTGATCTTCTTGCGAACTTCCGAATCGAGGATCGGCGGAACCAGGACGCCGCCGTAGGGGCCGACGTCGGTGCGCAGCATCTTCTGCTCGACCAACTGGTTCTGACGGAACCCGAAGGTGGACTTGTCGCCGGTCTTCAGGAGGTCGAAGAACGCCTTGTACTCAGGGGCGTTGCGGCCGTCATCGCCATCGCCGCCACCCTTGGTGGCCATCGTGACCATGAAGTCCTTGAGTTCCTTGGCGTTGGCGGAAGCCAGCGTTTCGGCGGCGATGGCGCGGTCCTCGATCGCCTTCTTCTCGGTCTCGTACTTGATCCACTTGAGATTGTGCTCAGCGGTCTTGTCTTCGAACTTTTTGAACTCGGCCTCGACATTGCGGCGCGTGGCTTCGTCCTTGGACTCCTGCGAATTCAGGAGGCTCTTGACTTCGCCAAGGTGCTTGCCAAGCACGCTATCGAGCTCGGGTTTGGTCAGCGGCGTGACTTCGCCGCCCGCATCAGCGGACTTGCGCTCATAACCCATCTGGGGGTCCTTTCAAATTTTGAAGCGGTTGAAGATGTCCGCGACATCGATCGCGGTTGCGGGTGCACCAGCCTCACGCTGCGCCGTCTTCGTCGAAACACCCGCCTCCCGCGTGCATTTCACCATGTACTTGGACCAGCTATCGCTGAAGCCAAGCGACCGGAAGTGAGCCTCGCGCTCACGGTCCGAAAAGGATTTGAACTCGTCGATGGAGGGCAACGCATCGCCCTTGATCGAGGTCGGACCGGCGCCCTGGTGCATCGGCAGCTTGACCATCGAGATTTCGAACATATTGACTTCTTGAAGAAGCCGCGACCGCTTGCCGTCAACGGTATCGAACGACTTCTTTTCGGCCACATAGCCGAACGAAGACCCCTTGAGGCCGCGCTTGCCGTTGGTCCGGGACTTGATCTGAGAGGCGACGCGCGCCGACAGCGGGTCGTCCTTGGGCAGTTCCGCCACATAGCGGAGCCCCTTGGCATCCTCACCGACCTCGATCAGCGTCCCGATCGGGAGCCCCTTCATGTCGTGTTCGAGGAGAAGCGGGGGATCGGGGCAGAACTCGGACAGGCTCTTCTTGAAGGCGCCCGGGATGATGATGTCGCCACCGCGGTCGCGGGTGTTGAAGATCGCGGCGTAGCCTTCGACCGTCCACACGTCATCGCCGTCCTTGAGCGACTTTTCCTCAAAATCGATGAGCAGACCGAAGTCCATGAGCGATGTCCTTGATGGAGGGCGTTACGTCTTGTTGTGAGCGGCAATCGAGCGGGCGATCAGCCCGTCAATGCCAAGTCCGCGCGCGCCGTCAGCGATATGCAGCGCGTCGAGTACGAGATGCCCCCCGGCAACTTCACTCGCGGTCGCCCATCCCAACACCTCCCCGCCGCGTCGGAGGGTGATCGTGTTCATAGTAAAATCGAGCCGAGCCGGCTCGAGATCGTCCAGAATGACCGAGCCGTGCACGCCGTCGTCGAGGCGAACCTCGGGCGTCGGCTTCAAGGGCCGAGCGGCGTCGTCCATGTCGGCGGGATGGACCGCAACCAGGCGCGGCAGGGCCGATATTTCGATCGTTGAACCATCCGACCGGCGGGCGGTGTAGTCGGCGCTGCACCGGCAGTTGATGACGTTACCAAGCGTTGCGCCAAGCGTCATGTCGCCGGGATACATCAGGGGCTCGCCCCACACGTCGAAGGGGCGGTCACCGGAGACCGTCTGGCCTTCGGCGAGGTAATGGGCCGGGCGAACCCGGGGGTCGAGCACGGTCAGCCACGACTTCGACAGGGCGGCCCCTTGGGCTTCCTGCAGGGCGACCGCAAAGCGGGCTTCCTCGGCGACGCCGTTGGTGTTGGCGTTGGCGATGGAGGCGGCCCGGGCGGCGATGCTGGCAGCGAGTGCGTCGCCGGAAACGTGGTGCGCGTCCTTGGTCTCGATCACGGCTTCAGTCGCTGGCAAGCGCCCTTCCAGGGACGACAGGGCCTTGCGACCGACCCGGGAATTGTGCCGGGCGATGAGGCGTTCCAGACCGTTGACGATGAGCGAGGTCTGCAGCCGGGCCCGGTGGCGCAGGCGCTCGCCGTGGATGAAGCCGACGACGGCCTCCTCGAGGGAGGGCGTGCGCGGTGGGCGGCGGCCCGTGACCACCATGACGGTGCGGGCGTAGTGGTTCAAAAGCACCGACTGGAGGACCGGGGCCGAGTTCGGGATCTGGCCGTTCAAGCGGGCCGCGACGTGACCCTTCAGGATGCGCTGGACCGGCTCGGCGATCTCGGCCTCGAGAGCAATCTTAGCCTCGAGCAGGCGGGCGTGGGACACGCCTTTAGTTCAGAACAGTAGGGGCTGACCCGCGTCGCGCACCTGGCCGGGTCGACCGGTTCGGCTTGGCGGAACGGCCCTTGCGTCCGCCACCAAGGGCAAGCGACTTCTGGCTGTCGGATTCGGCCGTGTCGGGTTCGGGCTTGGGCGCCGGTTTCTTGGCGTCCGCGGCCGGATCGCTGCCGTCGGGATTGAGGCCGAGCGCGGCGGCGACTTCGGGCGACGGAGAGCCGTGGTCGGTAAAATAATCGTAACCGGCGGGAACAAGCCCCATCGACTGATAGAAGGTATCGCCGCCGATCGTCTCTTCGTAGCCGATCATCTCGCGCGCTTCGTTGCGGGTGACGAGGTTCGCGGCATAGAGCCTCACGGATCGGTCCTGGGCATGCTTGGACAGCACCTCGTTCGACAGCGGGTCGATCGTGATCGAGATATCCTCGCCATAGCGAACCGAGGCAAAGCGGGCTAGACCGTCGGTGATAATCTCCGCGGTCGGCAGCACGGCCAGCTCGTAGAGCATATACCAAGCCGTCTCGTAATTATTGTCGGTCTGCGCGTCGGTATTGAACAGCGTGATCGGCACGTTGTAGCGCGCGACGATGGCATCGTCGGTCAGGCGGTGCAGGTTCGTCCAATCCATGTCTCGCATGGACTTCGACAACTCTTGAAACGTCGCTTCTCCGCCGCCGAAAACGCCAATTTTGCCGGCGCCGCCAGGGCCGCCCAGCTGGGCATTGATCTGCGCCTTGACGTCCTCGGCCTGCTCCGGGGTCAAGTTTTCCTTGAAAACGAAGGCTCCGGAGGGCCGCGCGCCGTTGCGCATCAAGGCGGCGTTGTGCTCGGTGCCGCGCAAGCGGAGGTCGACGTCGCTGCGAACCGCCTGCAGGCGCGACAGACCGACGCCGCGCAGGTCGCCCATGGTGTCAAGGATCGCGACCATCTCGTTCAAGGCGCCGTCGGTGTAGCGCAGATCGATGGCGCCATCGCGCATGAAATTCGCCGAGCGCGTGCCTTCCGAATAGCGGAACTGGGACGGCCACATATCCGGCCCCTGGATGGGGTTCATGAAGTGAGACTTGATGACATCGAGGGCGACCGGCGGGCGGTCGAGCATGCCGATGCCGTGCAGGTAGCCGGTCCCCGACACGAGCTGCTGGACCGCCAGTTCCTTGATGAGCTGGCGCCGGGAACGGCCGTAACCGGGACGCGCCAGGAGGGCACCAAAGGGATGCTCAGGATCGGGCTGGCCGTCGACCTCGATGACGATGCCCAAACGGGCTGCCTGATCTGCGATCAGGTCCACGACCTTGGCCAGCGTGGATACCTGCTTGTAGAGCCGCCAGCAGAGCGCCGGCGGGAGGTAATAGTTCTCGGATTCGCCAAACCGCTCGCCAAACAGGAACGAGGTCAGCGTGTCCATTTGGGCCGCGTTGATCGGGGCCGCGACGGTCGGCATCTGCGAAAAGACCGGGTCGGTCTTGGCTTCAAACCGGGTGCGGAACGGATTAAGACGGGAAAGGATGCCCATCAGGCGATGCCGTGGAAGGTGATGGTCCGACCCTGCGACAGGTCGGAGAGGGCGTGAACGGCGGCATCGAGGCGGTCCGGAGATTTCTCGCCCATGTATCCGGCTGTGGTCATGTTGGTCGCCTGGTCCTCAAGATCACCAAGCCCCTGGACATGGTCCACCAGGCCTTTGGCGTAGAGCACAGAGATCGGCTCGGAACGGATGTTTTTACCGCGATGCACCGTCACCACCTTAACGGGGACGGAACGGTCGGCGGACCGGATCGTATGCTCGACCATCGCGCCGCCGTAGTTACGCTCGGCGATCACGGTGTCGGCCTTGAAGTCGGAATAGGCCTTGCACGCCGCCCGCGCCCATTGATCCGGACTGCCGCGCAGCGTGCGGTCGGCAAGCACGACGTACCGCTTCTGTCCGCGGTAGCGGCCGGCGACCGTAATGCCAATCTCGTCGGAGCGTTTGTCCTCAGCCCCGTCACAGCCCGAAGGATCGACAGCAACGACGACGCGATCGCACTCCTTGGCAAGCTCGACCGGATCACCATCGACACGGTGAAAGCTCTCAGGCGTCCACAACGCATTGTCGAGATCGGTCGTGAACTTGCCGAGATAGAAGCGGTTGCGCTGCCGCTCGGGCAGGTTGCGCAATTCTTCCAGGGTCTCAGGCGGAAGGTTTTCGGCATTGCCTTCCGGGTTCATCACGGTCGCGATGAAATTGTCCGGGTTGGGCAGAGGCGCGCCCATTGGCTTGGAGGCCGGATCCTTCTTGCCGACGAAGATGAGCGAGGTCCAGTGCTTGGAGCCTGGCGGGTTGCAGTCGTAATAGGCCCGCGGCACCAGCGTCGTTTTCTGCGCCAGTCGGGTCCGCGCCATGAGCACGGCGCTATAAGCAATTTGCGAGCACTCGTTGAAGTAGAGGGTCGCGAATTCCTGGCCGAGAATCTTCTCGGTGCGGTCCTTGTCGTCGAGGCCGAGCAGCCAGATTTCCGAGCCGCCGACCTTGATGACCCAGTCACTGCGGTCGATGTGGTAGGGCACGCCGGGAAACCGGCACTGCATCACCTTGGGAAAGGTGTCCTGACCGATCGAGGCCTTGAGGTGATTGAAGCGGTGCCGGAAGATGGCATGGCGCGAGCCCGGCGCCTTCATGGCGCGGATGACCATGGCCGAGGTCAAGAGGAACGTCTTACCGGACCGGCCGCCGCCATACAGCATCGTATGACGCGCCGGACCGCCGAGCAGATGCAGAGCGGTGGCCTGGTCGGCGGTGTACTTAAAGGGCATCCTCGGCGCTCGAGATGACAAGCTGGACCGGACCGCCCCCCTTGCCGCCGATGTCTATGCCTTGGGTGAAGAGCTTCAAGTGCTGACCGAGGTCCCGCAGAGCCGCCCGTTTGTCGGCCATCTTGATCGAAAGCATCTGCTTTCCGGTCTGCGAGACGGTCAGATCGGCCCCGACGATGGCGGCCCGCTGCTCACGGGTCAGGCCATTCGACGGCTTGATGGTAAGATAGGGCACATCCTCGAAGACCTGACGGCCTTTGGAGTCGTGCCGCGGACTGCCGTCCTTGTTGTAGATCGGCACCCGACGACTGCCCCATTGATAGAAATCGCCGGGGTCGGCGAAGGCAATTGCCGCAAGGCCTTGGAGCACCCGATGGGCGCTGATTTCGAACTCGTGGAGTGCCATTTCCGAGGCCCGTTCGGACCGGGCGGCGATTCCACCCTTGATTCCTACCTTCTTGAGAAGCTGCACCGCTTTGTTGCCGCGGTACTTCGGAGACTGCTTTCGCGAGGCCGGATAGGCGTGGGCATAGGCCTCGGCGCCGTTGCCGTGGAGGGCATAGTGGTCGCAGAATTTGGACTGGGCCGGCGTCAGCCGGTCGGGCGCCGTGCGCCGGGTTTGGGAAGCCATGATCGGGTGATCCGGTTGTGTCTCAGGCCCGCGGCTTGAGCCTCGGCCGGACATAGGGGTGTCTGACGACGGGCGGCGCGGCCTTTGCCGGCGGCGTCGTTCCCGTCACAATATGGCGAAGGCCGGTTGCGGCGATGCGCGCGGCTTCGGACAGGCGACCGCTCGCAAGCGCCCTGACCGCCCCGGCGCGCAGTTGCTGGCAACCGGTGCAGGCCATGGGTGGCTCGATCTCAGAAAAAGAACCAGCGACGCGCTTCGAGCTTGGCGATACGCGCGCGCAGTGCGACGATCTCGGCATTTACAAGGGCTAGCTCGGATGGCTTGAGCGCTACCGGCTTCGCCGCGCCGTTGGCCTTCGCGCCGTTGGCCTTCGCCTTGACGGGCTTCGACTTGGCGGCGGCCTTCGCCGGCGCCTTGGTGCGGTTCTTCGCCATGAGGGTCTCTCGAATCTGGTCTGGGACAACGTCAACGTCTTCGCGGCGCGTGGCTTCACGGGGCGCTAGGGTAAGGGCCTGATGTGTGAGGAAGCCCGCCGGATCAGTCGATATGACAGCCCAGAAACGAGAAAACCGGCAGCACCCTGTTGGGGAGCGTTGCCGGTTTTTCATACGTCTTGCGACTGTGCCTGATTCGCTATCTGGTTTCGCACTAAGTGTCAACAGGCTTCAGAAATAAATCTGCACGATTTCAGACCGCTGTGCGGTCCAGTGGCGTCGAAGTGGGAACTGAATTGGCTAAGTTTTGGCGTTGCTGGTGTGACGGTTGTATCCGCGCCGGAGCGCCGCCAAGCCCACTTCACTTCGCGGCCTCGGCCGCTTTCAACATTTCTTCGGCCGCGAACATACAGCCGGTTTCGTCGTTGCCGTTCTCTCCACCCCACCCCCACAAACAGAATGGGCATGGCAACGATCCGTCCGACTGAAGCGGAGCGTCACAGCCGCGAAGGCGCCTCAAGATGAGGGCGGCCGCATCGATCTGTTCGGACGTTGGCACCGACCTACCTTCCGTTTGAGTTATCTGCACTTCCGCAAAACCGTAGATAACTCTTGGCCGTTGTGATCACCCGCTCTCCGCCTTCCGCACGAACCGCCAAACGATCCACCCGATAAAATAGAGCGCCAGCCATACGAGCCATGGCCTCGTTTGCCAGACCGAGACCCAGTCGACCTCGCGCATGTAGCCTAGAATAAACACGAGACCGAGCACGACGAGCCAATCGGACCATGCCGACAGCGGGGGGAACGGCCACAGCCATGACCGGGCACGGGCCGGGCTCGCGGGGAGAGCGTATGCGGCACCCAACAGACCGCGCATGGCCTCAAAGGCGATCAGAGCATCCTCGGGCGGTATCGAGAAGAATTCCGATCCCCGCACCCGGCGCTCCGCAAAATAGCGATGGAGCCGCGCCTCCACGGTTTGCGGGTCCCGGCAGGAGAGCGAGCACAGGACCTGGAATGACTGCGGCACACCGGTGGCGCGCGAGAGATCGGCGGCCCGACCTTCAACCGAAACGGTCGTGAAGCCGATCTTGACCAGGCCGGGCATGGCCGGATTGATCAGGGCATAGACGTGGCCAGACCCGATATCAGGCGCGCTCACCGGCACCGCTGGCAAGATCGGCTGATAGCGCCGCGCGGGGCGGCCCAGCGCGGCAAAGGCGAGAGTTCGCATCAGGTAACGGCTCATCGTGATCACCTCTAGCCTACTGACCGACTAGCTTTACGTCATCAAATCGGAACAGGAAATCCGGACTGTGCATACCGCCATAGACGAAGACGCTCGTCTCCCTGAAGCAGTCCTCGTCATCCTGGATCAGCCGGCCTGATACACTGACCACAGCACCTGCTTTCATCGCCGAGACTGCCTCAAAGACCTTGCCACCAACTTGGATCAAAGTCCCCACATCGCCGGTTTCGATATTCCAGGTATGCAAGAGCACGTGCTCGCTCAGACGGACGGCCAGCACGCCGTTGCCCTTCGACGTGGAACTCAACATTTCAACAGTCCCGACCCACGCCCGGACCTTCGGGCTCGGCTGGATCGCACAGAGGCGCCGCATACGAGCAGGGCGGGTGGCCCCACGCGCCATCTCGTTCGGCGCCGCATCGTAGGCCGCCCGCGCCTCCTCAATCGTTTTCAAGAACAGGGCTTCGTCTGCCGGCAGCGGTACGGTCGGCAGCTTTGGAGGGTCATCAGCGGCGTGCGCGGCCATGACACCAGATAGCACAAACCACGAAACCAAGACCCAGCGCGATTTTACGAACATGACCTACCCCCCTCATACGTCTTCGATGAATGGTGCGCTCATCCGATCGTAGAGCGCGTCGTACTGTGCCTGCGAAATCATCACGCGGTCTCGCGCCTCACCTAACGCCCGCCGCACCCGTCGCAATATCTGGTCCTGTGTGAATGACGGGCCCTCACGGCCTGCGATTTTGGTATGGCACGCCTCGCAGTAGAACGACCCAGTGCCGGCCGCCTCCATCCGCCAAGCGGCCGGCGAGTGACCACAACTGACGCTCGCGCACGTCTCGAAGTTTTCGGGGTCCAACTTCATCCATACCGGAGCGGTCATGCGCGCTTCCCCGCCTGCCTCACCAAGTAGTCCTTGATCGCCTCCCTCACGACATCCGCGATTCCAACCTTTCGGGCTGCAGCTAGGCGATCAACGTCGTCCTTCATCTCTTGCGTCACACGCAGAGCGATGCCAGTCGACGCTCGTTTTTCCTCTCCTATGCGGGGGCGAGCCATTGATCAGATCCTTTCCTGCTTGGATCGCTGCTAGCACCAATCCCACCTCGTAGCAATACGTTGTGCATAACTAAACGCATCACAAAAACGTGATAGCCTTCTATTGCCAAACGTATTGCATTACGTTTTGCTTACGACTAACTTGATGCTCACGCAAGGCAACCAACCGACACCGACAAACCTACGGAGCCCCCAATGACCGCCCTCCTCGACCAAGCCACCCGGATCCGCAAACTCGGAGGTTTGATCCCGCTGTGGCCAAACGAACTGGAACCGACCCTGACGGCCCGCGCAACCCTCATCGGTACGCTGCGCCAGATCCTGAAGGCGGAACGGGCGCGCGGTCTTGCCAACTCTTTCGCCTACGACCTGCCTCGCCACCGGGCCCTGATGCGGGAATTCCACCGCGAGCGCACCGAATTCGCGCTCCTGCTGGTCGCCGCCCTGGCCCAGCGCGAGAGCGCCCGCCAAGCAACCGCCATCGCCGCCTGAACCCAAACGCCCCGCCTTCACCTTCACCCCTTCAACCCGACGGAGACGACTATGACCAAGCGCAACCACATGATCATCATCGACGGCAAAGCCTTCGAGCCCAAGACCAAGACCGAGGAAAGGCTGTTGCTCGCCATCGCCGCCGAGAGCGACCCGACCGTGAAGGGCCCCCTCTATCAGCGCCTTTCCGCCGAGCGGAACCGGCAGGCCCGCGTCATCCGGGACCGCCACAACCGCAAGAACGCCTCTCGGTTCGCATGGGAGGACTACGCGCTCGGGTTGGTGTGAGCTTGGTGCCTGTTCCACTCGGACTTAAATTCAGCTATGGAGAACCCCGTGAACATCGAGCAAGAGGTCAGCGCCTTGACCGAACGAGTTGACAGCCTTGAAGCGGCCCGGACCGACGCCGACGACGCCCATAAGATGGTGGTCGGCAAGATAAAGTTGCTGCAGACCTTTACGCATGAGCGGACCCGCGAACTCGGGAAACAGATCAAGCGCGGGTTTGAAGAAACCGACGAGAACTTCGACAAGGTCGGCCGGGCGCTCTCGACCCTCACCGAGGAGTTTGGCGAACTCTCCCATCGCATGGACCTTGGGTTCCGCGCGATGAAGTCAGAAATGGCCGAGAACACCAAGGCGCTGCTCGCCGACATCCATGCCCTCAACGGGCGAGCGGATGGGCACGACGCGAAGCTCGATGAGCACGGGGCCAAGCTCGATGAGCACGGGGCCAAGCTCGACGCACTCGGCGCAAAGGTCGAGACACTCGGCGCAAAGGTCGATGGCCACGACGCCAAGCTCGATGAGCACGGGGTCCGCCTCGACGGCATCGACACGAAGCTCGACGCGATGCAATCTGACATCACGAAGATCCTCGACATTCTGAGCAAGCGCTAACCGGTCTTGCGCGGTTTCTGCCTACGATTCGATGTCTTCGACTTTGGAACGTAGGCGGCCATCCAAGCCCGGACCCGCTCGGCGGTCTCCGGGAACACCCGACCGCCACCCCGCAGACGACCCACGAACTTGCCATCGTTTACAGCGTGCCCAATAGCGCTGTCCTTCACCTCCGGGTGCGCGACCTGGAAGGCATCGATCTCGGCCAGCAGATCACGGGTCGAGGGCGGAATGTCGGGAGCGTGAATCATGCTCCCCGGTATGCCTGCACCGCACGAGTAACGTCAATATCTTTTTGGGGCTCAATCCCCAATTCCTGATTGACAGTTGGGGACGTATCCCCGATATATGTGGGGACGCATCCCCGGAATGTACGACCCGAAACACATCAACCGACAAAGGACCGAACCCCATGACCATCATGACCACGCTCAAGTCCCTCGCCCCGACCGGCACCCGCATTGCTCCTGGCGTTTATTTCGGGCTGCCGGAATTCGCCTACCACGACGACCCAGCGCTCGGCTCCGGCGATATTCGCCGCTTGCACACCTGCCCGATGTACTACTGGCGCGAGAGCGCGATGAACCCGATGCGCGCACGCGATGCCGACACGCCAGCCCTGATCTTCGGGCGCGCCCTCCACAAGCTCGTGCTCGAGGGCCGGGCCGCGTTTGAGGCCGCCTATACCAGCGCGCCGGTTCCCGCCGACCATCCCGGCTGCCTGATCACCGTCGACGACATCAAGGACGCGCTGCGCGCTCTTGGCGAAAAGCTGACCGGCAACAAGCCCGAACTCGTCGCCCGCCTGAAGGCCGCCAACCCGGCCGCGGTTATCTTTGACGACATCCTCAATCGCCATGCGGCCGAGGCTGCCAGGACCGGGGCCACGATCCTGCCGCGCGCGGTCTATGAGCAGGTCATCGTCGCCGGCGGCTTTGTCGCGGCCGATCCTTACGTCGCCCCAGCGTTCCAGGGCGGCCGGGCCGAGATCAGCGTGTTCTGGGACGATGCCGGCGTGCCGCGCAAAGCCCGCCTCGACTATATCCGGCTCGGGCGCAATAAGGATCGCCGTCTCGTTGCGCTCTCAACGGACCTAAAGTCGTTTGCCAACCAGCGCGACCTGCCGCCCGAGCGCGCGGTTGCCGCCGCAATCGCCGAATACCGCCTCGATATGCAGGCCGCTCACAACCTCGACGGCGCGGCCCAGATCGCGGGGTTCATCAAGTCCGGCAAGGTCACCGGCGCGGACGGCATCAGCCCGAAGTGGCTTGAGGCCCTGACCACGCTTGAGCCGGCCGACTGGCTCTGGCACTGGGCGTTTTTCCAGAAGGACGCTCCGGTCTGCCTGCTGCGGCCCGCCGGCGCCACCTTGATCAGCCACGGCCGGGCGGCGGTCGCCTCGGCCCTGAATTCCTACCGCGAGAACATGCAGGCCTTCGGCACGGCGTGGCGCTACGTCGACCCGATGCCTGAGAACGCCCTCGACCTCGGCGACCTGCCGGCCTGGTTCTCCAACGCCGCTTAAGTCCGCCCCCATTCATTCCCGGAGATTTGATCATGACCGCCACCGCCCCTTCGAACCCGACCCTGCCGGCGTCCCCCTTGTCCGCCAAGATCACCGCCCACGTTGCCGCCGATCGCGACCTCGCCGAACTGAGCGAGGACGAGCGCACCGAATATCTGCTGGCGGTCTGCAAGGGCGCGGGCCTCAACCCGCTGACGAAGCCCCTCAAGTACATCGTGCTCGACGGCCGGTTGCAGCTGTATGCCTTGAAGAACTGCACGGACCAGCTGCGCGCGATTCACAAGGTCTCGATCACCAGCCTGACGGCGCACGATGACGGCAATGTCCGCATCTGCGAGGCCGGAGCGACGACCGGCGACGGGCGCACCGATTGCGACGTGGGCGCGGTCCCGCTGCTCTATCCGGCCACCCGCCCCGGCCTGAAGGGACCGGAGCGACACCCGCTGGCGAACGAGCCGCTGTCCGCGCTCGACCGCGCCAACGCCATCATGACCGCCGCCACCAAGGCCAAGCGCCGCGTGATGCTCTCGCTCGGCGGTCTGGGCGGAATTCTCGATGAGACCGAGATCGACGAAATGCGGGCAGAGGGCCGCATCGGAGACGCGGGCGCGCAACTGACGGACCGTTCTGGGGCGGGGGTACGACCCGGCCCGGTCCCGCGCGCCCGCGTCACGCCGCTGACCCTCGTGCCAAAAGCCCAGGCTGACGACGTGTTCTCCGACGACGTGCCGACCGCTGACGGCCCGGACCTTCCGGCGGCAAGCTCGGAGCCGAGCGCTGCGGCCGACGTTGTGCCTGCGGCAGAGCCCCAGGCCGAGCCCGAACTGCTACCGGATCCGCTCACGGGTGCGGTCGAGCACACGATCCAGGTCCAGATCGGAGTGGATCCCGTCACGCGCACTGCAACCGTCGACATGCCGGTGACGGTCCATGTCGCCCCGCCAGCACCGAGCATCCCGACCGCGTCCGTCCCGGCCCCCAAGGACGTGGTGGCACGCGCGCTCGACCGGATGGCGGCGGCGCTTGTGACCCCAGAACAGACCAAAGCGCAGTTGGATGCCGCGCTCTCCAAGCTCGGGCACAACCTGACGGCGCGCCCGTGCCCAGACTTCAAGAGCCGCGAGTGGAAGCTCGGTGAGAAGATCCTGCACGAGCTCAAGGTGTTCGCCAAGTCGTCGCTCTACAGCCGCGACCCGGACGTGCTCGCCAACGCTCTGGCGGCCTACGGCGAGGACCTCGGCAAGCTGCATCCGCTGCACCAGGACCGCATCGTCGCCATCATGACGGAAGCGCGCAAAGGCCGGACCTCCTGACCCTCACGGCCGGGCGAAGTCCACGCGTCGCCCGGTCATTCTTGCAACACTGTGCGCCACACCGTTCCACGGGAAACACGGCCATGGACATCGATGACATAGATCAAACCGCTCAGGACGTGTGCCCAGCGCCTGCGGATACCCAGCGCCGCAAACTGAACCTGACCGAGCGGCTGGCTGCCACCATTCTCCAGTTGAAGCGGGCCGACCCATTGACCGGGCTCATGATTCCGATCATCGACTGGCAGTGGTCGCGCACCAAGACGCCCAAGGAGATCGTCGCGACCTTCGAAAGGTGGCACCGCTGGGACCACTTCGCGGCCCTTGAGCTTGGCGGCACCAACCACCCGTCGAACGTCGAACCGCTCCCGCGTCTCGAACACGAGGCGGTCAAGACCCCGCAGGACATCAAGAAGATCGCCAAGAAGCGCCGCATCACGGCCGCCCAGGCCGAATGCCGCAAGGCCATGCTACGACCGAACCCGCAGCCGGAACCGGCCAAGCGCTCCAAGCCCAAGGCGAAAATCCCGTCGCGACCAATGAACGGGACCAGGGCGAGCAATTGGAAGCACCGGATGGACGGGACGTGGGAACGGCGGCCCCGGCGCGATGCCTAGGACCCAGCGCAGAACCGCGCCAAGGGCTATAGCGCCCTAATCGTCGGGGTTCGTCTCGAATCAAGCATGAGCGCCGTCAGTGCCCACACAAGGGCGTCGAGGCGGTCGGGGGAGCGGCCGGTGGAGAGACCGTCGATGGCGAAGTCGCACATCTGTTCCTCGAGCTTGTCGAAGCGGCCGACGTGCGAGACGCGGCCCTCGGCGTAGAGCGCGGCGACGGGTTCCGCACGCAGCCACTTGCCGCGCGTGGCCCGAACCTTTTGCACGGGCACGGCGCCGTCGATCTGGCGCAGCACCGAGATGACCATCTCGCCGCCGTTATTGACCTCGGCGACGATACGGTCGGCCTGGAAATCCTGATAGGCGGAGATGGCGGCGCGCGCCCAGACGTTGGGCTCGCTGGCCTCGATGGTGCGATCCGCAAGGATGTAGGCACGCTCGTCGACCCCAAGTCCCGCAACCACAATCCCGCACGGGTCCGACGCCCCAAACGACATGATGGGCGGGTCGACGGCGACCACTACCGACTTAAGTTCGGGCGCGCTGACGATGCGGTTCGCATCGATCCAATGGCGTCGCCACAAGCACTCGCTCACAATCATGCGGATTTCCCCCTAGTCTCTCAAAACAATCCGGTTAAGCCGTATTTGTGTGGCAGGCATTCCAAAGGGTCCGACAGCGTGCGACACGGTAACGTCGCCGACGATCTTGCCGTGACACATCTCACAGAAAAACGAGCCGACGCCGCCAGCCTCCATCCGCCATGAGGCAGGCGAATGACCGCAACTCACGCTCGCACATTCTTCGTGCCGCTCAGGATCGAGTTTAGTCCATTCCGCTGCCATCGTGTGCCTACCCTATTTGTGAGTTTGAAAACTTGGCTACCGCCTGCTCAAGCGCTTCGGGCGTGATCACGTCGCCGTCTGTATTCATGGGGATGACCGCAGTCAGCGTTTTCGGTTCAATGACGCGCGGCTCTGACCGCACCCACTCAAGCAACGCCGTCAGGATCGCCATCGCGAACGTGCCGCCAGTCGCGCAACCTTGGTGTTCGAAGTCATCGACCGTCGTGGTCACTTCGCCGTAATGGCCCTGACAGGAGTTCCAGAACCAATCAATCTGGCAATCGTCGCCGGCGACCTCCTTGATCAGTGCGATCGCCTGATCCCCGTTCGCCAATGCGCGGTGGATGGCATCAATCCGCAGTGTGCCCTTGCATTCGTACTCAGGCTCTTTGCCGAAGAAGGCGTCAGCCATCATCCAAAGCGTTGACGGTTTCCAGTCGTCAGCGTGGCGGGTCGCATACGAAATTTCATCCAACGCACACCCGGCCTCGCGGGCCTTATACTCCTGCGCACGGCGCTCATCCGCTGCGGCCATCGCCATGAAGTCCGGCTCGCTCGCTGTTTCGGTCATTTCTGGTCTCCCCTCTTGGTGCTTCTGAAAACTCAGCCATGAGCCGATCAAAGACCGATGCGTAGGCGACGACGTTGTAGAGCCCGGTCGGCTCACCGGCGTCATCCCACCACGCTGTCACGGTGCCTCGCCTCTCCCAGATTGCGACCTTCTCAGCGCCGGACTTGAGCTTGACGAGGAGGCGCCGACCGAAAGGCACGGACTCTGAGGTGTTGAAATAAATCCAGGTCATAGGCCCCTCACCACATCGCGGGCTCGACGACCGCACAGTTCCCAAATCGTACACCACGAATACCCAAGGCGATGCAGTCCTCCATCGCGGACGTGCCACCAGAACCGCGCGACACGCCAGCGGCGGCGCTTCAGCTTCACGACGTAGGTTGCTGAGGGTTCATCCACGGCTGGCTTCCTTGCTTTCAACAACACGAACGATGCGAATGAGCGAGTCGGCGATGATGCACAGAAGCCGTAAGACCTCAGTCATTTCATAGTCGCGCTGCTCGCGGCGGTCGGCTTCGCGCTCTTCAGGCGTTCTGCTCATTGCTAGCGTCCTCCGCTGCCTTCAGCCACCGCGCATAGTCTCCAGTCGCGGAGACCTTCACCGCCCCAGCGTTATCCGGGTCCGCCTCCGCGGTGAGTTCCCCCTCGATGCCCAGCGACCCAGCCATATCAAGGAGGCTTGCCGTCACCTCGGCGACCAGGGCGGACGTGACGTCTCGGCCTGCGAAGCGCTCTTTGAGCGTGGCCGCGAGCTTTTCCCGAACAGAGAGGTCGGAACCGGGCAACCCCACCTTGACATCTTGGGCGGCGTATTCTTTGCCATCGATGACGACCGTTATCTTCATGTCTCGCGCTCCATGCTTGATCTCATCACAGGACGGCGTGAGGCTGTAAACAACGCCAATACGGCATCTGTGGCACGGTCAAGCTCAACGCCCCAGAACGCAGGCTCGTAATCAGGCGGCGGCCAAATCGCATCCTGTATGACCTCTTTGATCTCGTCTCGGGACGGCATTGTCGAACGCCCAAATCGCCGCATAGGCCTCGGCCAGCCCGTGATCGTTGCCAAGAATTCTCGCCCGCGATCGGTCGGCACGATCTTTGTCCCGAGATCCTCATGCCGCATAAGTCCGCGCTGCATCAGATACTCGACATCCGCGACAGATGAGACCTCCCTGCCATCAACAGACAGCGTCGCAGCCTCTCTGTCATGGCAAACAAATCCGTTCCGCTGGACCAAGCGCCGCAATAGCCTAAGTGCACTCGGGACGGCCAATTCTCGATACTGCATCACGGCCGCCCCTGTACTACGGTTTTGAAAACTTCTCCGAACGCCGTAGTACGCTCCCTCTCGATCCAGGTATGACCGCACGCGAGGCACTCCCAGAATACCGTGTCCGGGCGCCCTTCATGCACGGTCTGCACGTGGGCCTCGCTATGCCGGCGCGTACAGTGGGCGTGTTGATTGGCTTCCTTGAGCCCAGCGCTGATCTTGTCGAAGGCGGTCATCCGAGCCACCCCGACACCAGGGCGATGCACGACGCGATCAAGAGGAGCCCGCCAACGCAGGCTGAGAGAAACGCCACGGCCAACAGGAAGAAGCCATAGACCTTGGCCATTTCCACAAACACAAACCACGCCCGATCGAGAACGTCACGGCGGCGCTCAGCCCGCTTCATCCGTTCGAACCCTTTCGGATCGCCCCTGAACCCTGCCATCTCCATCTGATGGCGCAGAAGAATGTCTTCCAAATTCTCGCTCATCCCAGCACCGCCTTGAACAGGTCGTCCTTGATCACGGTCTCGATCACGTCGGCGATGAGATCTGCCGGCGAGCGCTTGGCGCGCTTGGCTTCGGCTTGCACAGCAGCCGCCAACGTACCGCGCAGCTGCATCGCGATGTCGATGACGGGCTGGCCCGAGCCTGGTCCGCGGGATGTCATTGGGCGGTTCCCTTACTGCCAGAACCGAGGCCATCGGCCATGGTGCCAACGAAGCTCATCAGCATGAGCAGCGCGACGAACGGCCCGACTTCAGCTTCGAGCGCCATATATGCCGCGGCTATCTGGCTGCAGGCCGCGTCGATCCCGGCAATAGTCTGATCGGCAGCTGGTGGCGCTGCCTGCCGGCGCGCGGCGAAGTCGATGATCTGGGTCATGCGAGGGCGAACTCCTTGGCGGGGTTGGCAGCCTTCGCCGTTTTGGGTTTCCCGGCATAGCCGAGGGTCAGCGGCCGGAAGCGGGTGACGAGAGGGCTCGCGTTCCAGATGTACCAGGCGTGGTTGGCGGATGGCCCGGCGATGAGCTTTTCCGGCTTCAGACCGGCGGCTTTGCGCTTGACGTTCTCAGCTTTGATCGCCTCATTCTCGGCCTTGCGATCAAACCATTCGATGCGATCCATCAACACCAGCTTACGGCGGAACTCGTGGCACTCGCCGAACAGGTGGCGGCGCGTCTTGCCGCTGTCGAAGTCGACCGAGAGCAGTAGGGCGAGCAGGCCCTCGCACTCGCGGATCAACTCCAGGCCGCGCTCGATGAACTGCAGGGCCGTGCCGGTGGGGGCATCGTAGGGCGGGTTGGTGATGATCCACTCGTGCTGCCAGGGCATGTCGCCGGGGGCGAGGAAGTCGCGCGGGATGATGGGGTTGCGGCCCGGGCAGCTGCCCTCGATGTCGGTCGCGGTGACACAATAGCCCGCGCCGCGGATAGCGGCGGCCATGGCCCCGGTGCCAGCGGCCGGCTCCCACACGTAGCGGAGCTGGCCGGTGTGGGTGGTCGGCTGCCAGCCCTGATCCTTCAGGTCGTCAAGCAGGGCCGTCGTCACCCAGGCTGGCGTCTCGTACAGGTCGCGGGGCTGGCGGGCGTAACCCGATTCACGTTGTGCCATGGGTCAATCCTTCCGCCTAAACTCGGTTTGCGCCAACCTTGAGCCGATGATCACTCCGGCCAACCACGCCAGCAAGCCAGCGCCGACCCCGACAATCAGCGACGAAAGCCCAGCCACGATGAGTCCCACGCCGAGGCCAACAATCGTGCCGAAGAAAAGGATCGCGCCTTCCTCATCTGGTTTACTTCCGCCCATCACCCTCTCCTCTTGCCGGCTTCACCGTCCCACACCGAGAGCAGAACCAATGCGGCTGTGCCTCCGTCGTGCTGGCCGTGATCCAAATCCATTGGTGATCGCAGGTCACCGCCTCCCCCTGCTGGCCTTCACCTGGGCGGCCTCGCGCGCTGCCGCGATCTTTCTGACGTGTTGGCGCTCCAGATAGGTGACCAGGCCGGCATCGTCCCAGCTGTCCATATTGAGCCGGTCGGCCAGCGCGATCAGGTCGAAGCTCAGGCGGTCGAGCGCCACGTCAGGACCGAGGTCGAGGAAGTCGCGGCGCAGTTCGGTCGCTTCGCCCATCTCGGCCAGGTGCTCGGTGATGGCGGCCGCCAGGATCTTGGCGTTATGATCCGAGCGCACCCACAGCCGGACGAGCAGGCCCTGCCACCAGAACGGCACCTGATCGAGGGTCTTGGTGACCGTTTCGCGCCAGGCGGCGGACACGCCGACCTTGACCGGACGACACGGGCGATTGCCGCCGAAGCGGGTGATCTTGCCGTCGTCGTGGAAGATCGCCGCCGACACCAGGTCGCGCGCGCCGCCGATCCAGACCGCCGCCGGCGCCATGGTGCGAAAGTCGGTCTTCATCCAGGCCGGCCAGCGCTCGCGCACGGCGGCGTGGTCCTCGGGCAAGGGCCCGGGCGGGGAGGCGAGCGCCTCGATGTCATCGCGTGTCAGCATGGCGGCGGTTGCTCTCCTGGGTGGTGGCGAGAAGGCGGTCAAGGATGGGGGTGCCGGTGTTGGCAATTCGGGCGATGTCTGCGATCGCGGGGTCGTACATCTTTTGCGCGGCCTGGCGGCTCGGGGCCTCGACGATGTCGGCAATCACGGACCAGGTGTCGGGCACGTTGCGGGCGCGGCGGTCGAGCACGACCCAGCGCGACCAGCCTTCGCCAGTGGCGGATGCCGCCAACTTGCCCTTGCCATCCAACGTATAGCGCATGCCGCCTGCGCCCAGCTCGCAGGCCCAGCGCATGGCGGTCAGGAGACGGTCGGCGGTATCGGTCGGATGCACGTTCAAGCGCGGCGTGAAGCGCCCCGGCTTCTCCAGATCCTCGGCCGTCTCCTTGGCACGGTACCACGCCGCCAGCACGTCCGCGTTCAGGCGCTCGCGCGGAGCGCGGAACACGGCATTGCCACCCAGGAAATACAACGCCCTCATCACGCGGCCCTCGGCCTCGCGCTCGCCGATGGCTCCGGGCGCCGAATACGTGACCGCCGTTGGATCTCGCCACCACGCGGGGGGTGTCTCTGGCTCTGGCTCGTCTCTCTGGCGGCGGGCGCGCTCGCGCGCCTCCTGCATCTCTTCGTAGTCCTGCACCGCGTTGTATTCGACACCACCGATGGTTCCGAACCGAGACTGATGATGCGGGCCTTCGGGCAACGGCTCGGGCAGCGGGTCCGGCCAGGCGCCGAGCGGCTGCCAGCAGTCCGGCTGATCGCCCCAGCCGCGGTCGTTGAGCCAGCGCTCGGACACGTCGACGATCTCGCCGGTGCCATTGCCCGGGAACGTGCGCTGGCGGCGCGACGGAAGCGGCTCGAACGACGTCGCCCCGCCTTTGCGCTTGACAGGCTGCACCCAGCGCGGTGTGTCGCCCGGCTTGGCTCGGAGCAGCACGGCCGTTCCTTCCCAGCCGTTCCAGCGCAGGCGCATGGCCTTGTTGTACTGACGCATGGCGTCCATCGGGTACCAGGGCGAGCTCATACGGCGATGCACCTGGTTTGCTCTGGTTCGGTGACGGTGGCGGCGGGGTGTGACGAATGGTTGCCCAGCGCCGTCGCTAGCAGCGCCCAGGCCAGCCCTATCGCCAGCCACATGATCCGGCTGCGCAAGCCCGCGACCTCGGCCTCCTGGGCGTCGATCTGGCCCTCGAGCGCTCCCAACTCGCGCCACAGCGCCACTTCGGTTGATCCGTCCATGCTCATGCTGCCTGCCTCTGTCCGCGCGCGAGGGGACGCCACGCTATCGGATACACCGCGGTGATGCCGCCAGAACGCCGCGACCAGCAGGTGCGACGACCGTATTCCGACAGCATCATCCACCCGGTGACAAACGTGCCGTCCCACAGCTGCATCTCGACGTCGCAATAATCGCGCTTCAGGGTCTCGATGGGGCGGAACCCCTCGGCCACGGCGACGGAATCCAACATCGCGTGCGCTCTCATGCGGTCACCTGTCTGGCGTGCGGCGGCAGGGCCGGCTGCTGCGGCGCGGGCGGCACGTAGGCCTGCGGCTTCTGGCCTTCACTGCGCAAGATGCGGGGTAGCGGCGTCCCGTCCACAGGTACCGTCTGCAGCGGTGCGGGCGCGTGGCCCACTCGCTGGGCCAGGACGCGGACCAGGTGCGCGATCTCCGACCGGCGCTTGTCCTGGTCCGACAGGATCGTGCGCAGCCCGTCGATCAGGGCCGTGTCGCCTTCGTGCATGGCGGCCGACAGTGCGTCGGCCGCGGTCATCTCGCGCGTGTGGGCGTCGACCATCTGCTGGCGCAACCGCTCGATCTGTTCGGCAAGGCTCATGACCGCCCTCCAAGATTGTAGGGAACGGCCTTGGCCGCCCGCTCGACCTGGTCTTTCTTCAGGGCCGCCTGCTGCGCGGGGGATGAGGCATTCGCTTTCTTCAACTCGGTGAGTTTGCATTGCGCCAGCGCCGGAGTGAGCTCGACGTCGATGCCGCGCCCGGCTTTGCTGATCTCGTGGTTGAGGGTCACGATGGGGACCAGGCCGTCGCCCGTGCCTTCGATCGGCACGGATACCGTCGCGCCGCCCTTGCTTTTGTGCCCGAACCGGTGTGGTCCATTGGGGTCGATGAGGATCCGCAGCATGCGCGGGAACGCCTCCATGTCGATCAGCACCCGGCATCTCGATCCCTCCTTGATGCCAAGCCTTTGGGCGAGCAGCATCGACAGAGAGAACAGGAACAAGCGACGCCGGCGCGACACCCGCACGCGCTCCTCAGCAACGGTTTGCACCTTGGTCTCTAGGATTTCGACGAACGACATGGCTCGGCTTCCTGGTTGGTTAGCTGCAGGGGACGCTCGGAAATCACATCTCCGGTGCAGGGATCGATCTCGGTCTCGGTGGCGCCGTCGACCACCCGCAGGGTGCGGGTTGGGCCCTCGATTGGCGTCACGTCGGGCTCGGCCATCGCGTAGACCGAGGCACGCGATGGCTGCGAATACCCGGTGTCCTTGCGGGTCGGAAGGTTCATCTGCATCACGCTGCCTCCTGAATGCGGGCGAGCGCGGCGCAGCTGGATTCGGTCAGCCGGTAGCCGTACCCGCGTTCCATCACGATGGAGATTCCAAGCGTCGACAGCTTGGTGCGGATGCGGCTCAGCAGGACCCTGATCGTCGCCGGATCAGGCGGGGCGGCAACTCCAGGATACAAAAACTCCATCGCCTGGGCGCGCGAGGTGCCAGGCTTCGACACCACCAGGTCGAAAAGCTTTAGCTCTTTGGGGGTCAAGCGCTCGGCGATCTGAAGCGGCACGTTCATGGGCCGCCCCCAACGTCATCGACGGCATGAAAGCCATTTGACCGCGCGGCGCAGAAATCGAGCAGCGCCTCCAAGCGGCCACCTGGCACTGCGCGCATTGGGACATCGCCGCCGTCGTCAAGCGGGCGAGGCTGAGCGGAGCCATCGGCGATAAGGATTGCCGTTTGGACGTCGCCCAGCGCGCCCTCGATCAACAACCGCGCGCCGATGTCTCCGGGCAGAGCCGCCCGAAGGATGCCAGCGAGCGCCATCGATTCCGTCAGCCGCAGATCGAAGGACGCCGCGATAGTACTCGGGTCGGCCCAATTCAGGACGCCGTCACGGGCGACCGGAAGGAATGGCCAATCCTGCTCAAGCCACCGCTTGAGGTGCCGTTCGGCCTTGCGCAGGTCGTCCAGCCGGTCACGATGCAGCAAGCACTCGACCGCCACACCCAAATGGTAGCCGAGGGCATAGCGCTCGATGACGTCGAACGGGTCGATCTTTGGCAGCGGCGCGGTCCGCTCGATCCGGTCGATCTGGTTCATTGGCGGATTTCCTTTCGGACGCCGCGGCCGACGCGCTTGGCCGCCTTCGCAAAATCGCGGGCCGGGATCTGCGGACCATTGCCGAACTGGACGGTGTCGTTCTCGCCGAACACCTCCTCGTAGATCTCGTCGTTGAGGGTTTCCGGCTCGCCCTCGTCCGCGTCGTCACCGTCGAGCAGACCCAGCGCGTGGCGGTAGAGATCGAGTTCGAGCTGCGCGGCCTGCTCGCCCTTGTAGAGGTCCTCGCGCTCTTCTTCGGTGAGCAGCACCTCCTTGACCGCCTTCTTCAGCGTCCGCACCGCGTAGCCCGCATTTTGAGCCGACTTGTAGTGGTCGGTGATCTCGTTCTTGATGGCCTTAGCCTGGGCCTTATACTGGGCGTGGATCTTCTCCTTGCCGGCGATGACGTCGGCGCGCTCCGTCAGGTCTTTGCCCCGGGCCGTGTTCTTGCCGATTGGTTCGCTCATATCGTGCCCCTCAGTTGATCGTGGTGACGGTGACGTGTTCCATCGGCGCGTCGGTCTCAGGGACAGGCGGCGTCCTCTTGGATTTGCTCAGCGAGCCGGGCGATAGCCTCACGGAAGCGCCGGTCGTTGGCGCGGAACCAGGCGTCCTGGTCCTGCGTGTCGTAGGACATCGGTGCGAGCGCGGAGGTCTTCGCCATGCAGTACGGAGAACCAGAATGCCCGACTCTTCTTGCGGGAGAGACCGAGACGGTGATGCGCATGGCCTTGACGTAATGCCCCCTAAAGCGCGCTGCGATCACGCGCCGGACCTCGGCCTCCTGCTGCACCAGCACCGGCATGATGTTTCGGCGCAGCACGTGCGAGGCGCTGGCGTTGCGGGTGGAGGCCGCCTCGATCCCGAAGACGTCGGAGATTTCGGCAAACGTCGCGTCCATCAGGTCACGCGCCAGTGCAATGGCCAGGTGCCGGGCGATACTGACGAGGCCGGTGGTACGCCCACCGCATACCAGCATGTGCTCGGGCACTCCGGTCACCTCGGCAACGGCGCGGGTCACGATCGCGAATTGACTGTTCATGGGGCGACTGCCTCCGGCAGCCAGTACGTCCGATCGCCGCTCTCGTCGGTTCTGAACTTCGTGTAGCCAGGCGGCGGCGTGAACTCGCCTAGCGTCACATAAGCGGTCGCCGGCAGCCAGTAGG